CGATGATATAAATAGTCATAATGTCCTCCACTCATGTCAATGTTTTTTAAGCCAGTTTTCAATATAAGATTTGTCATTACTAACAAACCCATCATGACAATCAACCTGAAAATCTCTTACTAATTCAGCAAGTTGTTCAATGGTTATAAAATATCCTTCTATATAAATTTCACCATTTTCAGTCATTACAAGTTTACTTTCCAATTTCATAATGTATTGGTTTTTAGATTATATAAGTAAAAAGGCCAAGAGTTTTTCTTGGCCTTAATTTTATCTTACGAAGTGGGGTTTGTTACCATCAACTTCCCATTTTAATTCTCTCCATCCAGAAGGAATATAATGAGAAATTCCTTGACCATCCCACACCCTATGACCACCAGAAGAATAATTTACATTTAATGCAACTGGATGTTCAATTCTTACAGTGTGATCGGGAAAAATATATTCTCGATAAACTTCTGAGGAAATATCCTCAAACCTATGCTGGGTAGCATTTCTAAAATCCTTGAAGCCTAACTTTTTCATGGCTTCTAATCTTTCATTTTCCATAACAATACATTATTTTAATTCAAAACAAACAAATCATTATATATAAATTATATAGCTATTTTTTCTTAAAGTTTTAAAGATATGCGCCCGGTGGAGGCTTTAACCCACTTCCAGCTCGATCACTGCGCTTTTTTCACGTTAAGCTACGGGCGCATTCTTATAAGTTGAAAGGAGGATTATTTAGTTACGACCTCATTTGCTAATACAGTAAATGGAATTCGATATTTATTTAGTATAAATTCCAAATCAGCTGCTTCCTTTTGCTTATCTATTGTAATTGTAAAAGGTTTATCTACTTGAATAGTTTTTTTGAAATTTCGTTGATTATACATCGCATCTGTATAGCTAGATATAGCTTTTAGATTTCCCGGATCATCAAAGATCCCTTCGTTTACTTTTTTAGCTCTCATTCGATTTCTAAGGTCATTTTAATGAACTCTTTTATGGGTTCAACATCATTTGCCCCATATTTTTCAATATCTTCTAGAACAGATAGTTCTATAGAATTATCTATCTTTATTCCATCTTCAAATGTAATCCAAACTCCTACACTATCAACTAAAACTTTATCAATTTTTGTTAATAATTCGTTATAAATTATTGAAGATGATTGTGCTATAAAATCTTCATATTGTTCTTCTGTAATATTATGTTCTTTAGCATATGTTTCAATATCTAAAGTAGCAGAACATTTAACCATAAATGTTGATTTTCCTTCTTCTTGTGTGTCGCCTTCTTTTTTCATAAGGCTCATTTTTAATTCCTTTATTCTTTTCATCATTACATATTTTTAATCATTTCAAACGTTTCATCTCCCCAAAAGAAATTTAATATTGGTTCAATTGCTCCTACAGACGTGCCATAAAAACTTATTCCTGAAGCATTATTCCAATCTACAGAGCTTTCTTTATCTGTATTAATTTTAGCCAAGGCAAAGTTTTGAAAATCATTCTCATATTTTTCGAAAAATGTTTGAAGAAAATCAATAACTTCATCTTGAGTTTTAATAGGCATAAATTCTAAATCCCATGATTTATCATCAAACGAAATCATTATGGAATAAAATCCAGGTCCTTTAAATAAGGAATCCTTTATTTGGTCGGATGATTTAGGGGTTAAAATTTCAATACCTTCATTCAAAGAACCAATATTTCGCTGCACCTGTATTATCATTTGTATGTGGGGTTTGGAAACTAGTTTTCCATTTAAAGCATATTTATCATCGATAGTTCCTATCTTTTTGAATGCATATACTTTATGAGTGTCCCAATTCCATTGAAAATTATAAAGTTGAGAGTTACGAACAGCATCATATGATCCATCTCTATTTAGATAGATTTTTAATCTTTTATCTACATATTCGTTTATAGTTATTGCTCTCATTCTATACTACTAAATACAATCTCATCTCCATCAGCCCCTCCATCAATTTGAATTCCTATTCTTTTTAAAATGTCATCTAAAATGTCCTGAGATGATGTTCTATAGGGAAAGTTTTCATTATATAAGTCAACAAAATCTTGCAATGCAGTTTTCAATTTGTTATCGTAAAACATATCAACACCAACATTTAAAAATCCCATGTAATCAGGATGTCCTTTTTCTAATTGATAATCAGATGATACATATTTAATTAATTCTAATGCATTGTTAAATTTTTTTTGAAAATCTTCAATTATTTTTACACGCGAATTAATTATCTCTTTTCCAGATTTACCCTTTAAAATTTTTTTAGAATCTTCTTTTATTAGCTTCGCTCTCATTCTATTGAGTTTAAATAAATATATGCTCTAAGATCTTCAACAATACTATTTGTATTCGGTTTTAAAAAACTAAATGATTCACCTGGCTCCCATCCTTTAGATGTTCCTATGTGCCAACCAAAAGAAGGTAACTTTCTAAACTGAGCAACTGAAGGATTACCATCATCATATAAGTTAGTAGCTTTATAATCATAAATTGTTGCTACATTTCCTAAATCGTCTTCTAAAACCCATTCCGAAGAAACTTTATAATTATCACTTCCTCCATTGGGTTTGCCAAATAATTTAACTAGATTTTTATAAGATGTTTCAATTTCTCCACTTAAGGAAGTTCCATTAGCTTTTCTTGGGTTAGTTGGTTTGAATATTGCATCCTTTCTTCCTTTTAAAGAAGCCAAAACATCTTCTTTCGATTTAGGTTTAAGTAAATCTTCTATGGATTCGTAAACTTTTTTCGCCTTCATATATTATTGCTGACCAGTTCCAATTATTGCAACCCCACTAATTACTGGATTTGCAGGATTATTTGGAGATGACATTTGTCTTATATTATCTTTATTTGCCATATCAGCAGCATTTGGCTGAGATTCACTTTCATTTTTCTTTATGGCTTTTCCAGAAATAACTGGCATTCCTTGGTTTTGATCTGTTCGTTTCATCTCATCAGTCATAGTATTGAAAGTCATTCTTTCCATCCAATAATTTTGACCATAATCTATTGTAAGTTCCTGTCCCTGCTTTATGGGCATTTTTGTTATAAAATACATTTGCTTTGTAAGTTTATTATAAGCATAATCTACATTTGGTTTTTCTGAGTGTCGATAAAGAGAACCATATCCAAGAACTAATGCCCATTCATTTGCATCTTTATCGAGTTCAAAAATCATATCTTTCAATTTATCGATTGTTTTTGCCTCTTCGCCTAAAACAATTACAGGACAAATTTCAATAATTTCTCCTCTTGCGAATTGAGTTTTTGCTAAAACAGTAGCTTCCCCACCTGGTCTTTTTGAATATTCGATACGAGCTAAATTAAAAGTTTCTTTTCTTAAAGCAAGCGGTCCACCTTTATCAGAAATATGTTTAGGCTTTTTTTCCTTAAATAAATCATCTTCATCAAATGGGTTAAAAAAATCTTCATTTAAATTTTTCATATATTCTTCAAATGTTGGTATCATGCCTTCTCTCATCTTTTTAGGAACACTTATCATTTTATGTCTAATAACATCAAAAATTCTATTGAACTCCTTTTGAGTCATTGTTCCTAATATCATTCTTTTTATAGCATTTTCATACTCAAGAACATTTTCTGTATGAGTTAGCATTCCTATAAATTTTCTGGCAACCTTTCTTATCGAACCACCAAATTTGGCTATAACATGATCTTCAAGATTTAATCCAGGAAGATATTTATCATTTACTGGACCTCTTAAGTCCATAGCATATTTTGCACCTAAGAAAAATCTTTTCCAATAATATGCTGCTTCAATCATAACTTCCAGATTCTGTTTAACTATTTGTATTTTTTCTTCTGGAAATTTTTCTTTTAAATCATCAACATTAATACTTCTTAAAGATGTGATTCTAGTTAATTGATTTACTTTCTCAATTAATTGATTCAATAAAAATTCAGTTTCTTCAATGTGTTGTCTTTGAAGATCATAAAATTTATTATCAATCTCAGTGAAAAGGACTTTTGCCTTTTTATAATTTTCAACTGTATTTTTTAAGCTCATATCTAAATTAATCAGTTAGTTCGTCACCTGCTTTTAAAATCTTTTGAGGTGCTTCAGATGTATCTTCTTCATCTTCAAGAGATTTTCTTATTTGAAGTATATTTTTTTCTCCAAATTCGTCCGCTAATGCAGCATATAAAGGAGCTCTTTCATCCTTACCTAATTTCTTAATATCTTTTATGAGTAATGTAACTCTCTTTCCGAGTTCTTTACGATCATACTTATCTTTTTCAGCAATTAACTCTTTAATATTTTCTTCAACTCGTTGTGCTTCTGATTTTTCAGGTTTTTTCTCTCCTTCTGGCTTTTCACCTTCTTGTTTTTCATCTTCTGGTTTTTCCTGTTGTTCTCCTTTTTTAACAGATTTTAAGAATCTTTCTGTTTTTTCTTTAGTCTCTTTTAAATCCTCTTTAAGATCTTGATTTAATTGGGCTATCAATTCTTTATCGGTGATAATTCCATCTTTAATTAATTGATTAAATGCATTTAATCTTATGTGTGGAATTTGGGTTTCCCAATAAGTTTTTAGCGCAGTTTTTTGACTATCTTTTAATTTCTTTATTTCATCTATTCTTTCATAAACTTCTTTAGATTTAGAAGTTGAAATTTTAGAAATGAATTCATTGGTTTCTCTAATGAATCTTCTTTCATATTCACGTTTTTGATTAACTAATGCTTCTAATTCGGCCTTAGCTTCTTCACCTTCTTGTGATCTTAATTGTTTTTCTTTTTGAACAAGTTGTTGACGTATTTGAACAGTTTTCTTTCCGAGTTTGGATGCATTTTCGATAATCTTTTCTTCGAAAGATTTAGCAAGATTGTTTAATTTGACAAGATATACTTTTTTGATACCTGCGCGAAGTAAAGTTTTTCCAAAAAATCCTACAAGACCGCCAAGTGTTACTATTCCTGCAAGAACACCCCACAAACTTACTTCATTCAAAACTTCTTTATTTTCTTTTACGTCATCAAGAGTAATATTCTTCTCTAAAAGAACCTCGTTTAGTTCTAAGAATTCACTGTATTTCATAATTTTGCGCTAATTTTTTATATATATCCCTTAATATATAAAATAAAATCAATGAATCAACGCAGAGAACCTGCTTTGTTAAATGAAAATATATAAATAAAAAATAAGAACTGCTATGAAATTACACGAAAGTTTGAGCGCTTATAGAGATTATAAATTCTTTTCTTTACTAGAAGCAAAAGAAAAAGCTAAAAAGGATTTCTTCCAGAAAAAGGATGAAAAGAAAGATGTGAAAAAGGAAAAGAATCCTAAGAAAGCCACATCTAAAGATCCTGAAAAAGCTCTTCAAGAGAAGGAAGCTGCACAAGCAGCAAAAGATGCTATGGATATTGTTAAAAAAGTTAGAGACAATTTCAATAGATTCAAGAGTTTTGCAGGTAATCAAGTTGGAGAATACAAGAAATTCTGGGACATGCAAACTAAAGCAACTCAAGCTGTATGTGCTAAAGATCCTGCTTGCAAAATTTGTTATGCATTATTTGCAGATGGAACTTCAGAAAAATATAGTCCAAGCTATTTGATTTGTTTAAGAAATGTTGAAGGAAACTTATCTCTTTCTGTATATAAAACTCATCTAGAAGAAGGTGAAGAAAACCCAACATTCACTGTATCAAACGATCAAGCTGAAAATGAATTTAAGAATTTCTTTACAGAACTTAAAAAAGAATTAGCAGATGTTAAAACAAATTATATTAAAACAGTAGAGACAAAGAAGAAAGAAGAAGAACATCAAAAGAAAAGAGAAAAACTTGATAAATTCTTAAAAGCTTAATGAGAGCAAGATTTGTTAATGAAACCTATCATATTACGGACCAAAAAATTTTAGGTCCTTCTGTCCATATTTTAAAAGGGAAAAGTAAAGAAGAAATACTTAAATTAATTGATCAAGAATTTGGAGAAGAACAAAAAATTCATGATTGGTTAATACAAAATATTTCTCCTTTTATGAGTGGAAGTGCCGAAATTTCATTTATTAAAAATGAATTGCTAATAATAAAATTAATAAAATATTCTCCTATATGTTCTGAATTTGGGATTTCAAAAAATGATTGGAACAAGGGAAATTACGATGTTTTTAGTTTGGCTTATGGCCTAAAAGATTTTCGAAATGATATAACAGACAAGTTTAGTGTTAACCCAGATGGAACTATTAGAGGAACAAATTTAGATGTACATGCATTAATTAACCTGATAGTAAACTTAGGTCTATGGCAGCCCACGTGAAAGCCCCGTTATACTTCCCGTTAATGTAGGCGTTGAAAGAGATGTATGAGAGCTAAATTCATAAATGAAGCAGAGTATTGGAATGAAACATCCCCTTATTATGCTGAATATCAAGAGTTTTGGGATGAATTAGTTCCTGAAAGTGGTGAAGCAGATACTCTTCAAGGAGAATTACTTCGTATGATTTCCCGTATATCTTATGACTATTATAATAATGGCTTTGGTAATGACAGATCTGAAGAAGCTAAATTTTTAGATGAACATTCTAATTTATTTAAACCATATATGAAAGATCCTAATATATGGGACACCTTTTATAATATGTATGAAGAAATTGGATTTGGAGACACTACAGAATTTTATAGAAAAGTTGAGGATGAATATGGTGGAGATTACGATGATGATGAAGACTTTGACCCATATTCAATGGATTCAATAGACGATTTTATAAAAAGAAACCATTGGAATGTTGAAAAACATTTAGATGAAATAATGGATGGAATTGTAAAATACATCCGTTTAACTAAGCATAAATTAGAACCTTTACGATAACTCGGTGACCACGTGTCAAAGGAGTAACGAAGTCGCCCCAAAAGCGACTTTTGTTTTTTACAAAACTTTTTGGTTTGATCCGTGTATAATAGTCAAAACATAAAGACATGGAAGTATTAGCATGGATAGCAACAGTCATTTCGATAATAGGAATAGTTTTAAATGCCAAGAAAATGATTGCTTGCTGGCCAATTTGGATAGTAAGTAACATATTGTGGATCATATACTTTGCATCATTGCATATGACCCCTTCTGTTGTTTTATGGATAGTGTTTACCATATTCAATCTATATGGATGGAGACAATGGTATAAAGATAATCAATTTTAAATAGAAAAAACAATGTCAAAAGTTTTAATTACCGGTGTAGCAGGTTTGCTTGGAACACATTTATCAAGACATCTATTAAGTCAGGGCCATACTGTAATAGGAATAGATAATCTTTTTGGAGGATATAAAGATTTTGTAGATCCAAGAATTTTATTTTTTGAAATAGATTTGGCCGATAGTAAAAAGGTTGCTGCTATATTCAATGCAGAAAAGCCAGATTACGTTTATCATTTTGCAGCATATGCTGCTGAAGGACTAAGCCCATTTATTCGTAACTTTAATTATACGAATAATGTTCTTTGTTCGATAAATGTTATTAATGAATGTTTGAAGAATGATGTCAAGAAATTAATATTCACTTCTTCAATGGCTGTTTATGGTGTTGGAAGACCACCATTTACTGAAGATCAATTACCTTCACCTATTGATCCTTATGGAATCGCTAAGTTTACTGTTGAACAAGATATTAAACAAGCAAACAATCAGTTTGGATTAAACTTTACAATTGTAAGACCTCATAACGTTGTAGGTATGTACCAAAATATTTGGGATCGTTATAGAAACGTTATAGGAATTTGGATTAGACAAATTTTAAATAAACAGCCTATCACCATTTTTGGTGATGGTTTACAAAAGAGAGCATTTTCTGATATTTCATTTTATATGGAACCATTTACTAGATTAATGGAAGAATATAATGGTGAAACATTTAATATTGGTGCTGATAAAGAATATCACATCATAGATGCAGCTAATTTATTAAATGGTGTTGCTCAAAAGCATGGATTTAAAAGTGAAATAAAACATCTTGAACCAAGGCATGAAGTGAAAGATGCTTTTTGTGATCATTCCAAGGCTAAAAAACTTTTAAGCTTTGTTGATGGAACTGATCTTGAAAAGGTTATGCACGATATGTTTACATGGGGAATGATGCAACCTGAAAGGACCGTGAAAACAATTCCTTATGAAGTAGAAAAAGGAATGTATTCATTCTGGAAATAAAATAATTAAAAATTATGGAAGTCATAAGATATTCTGCTGAAGATAGAACTCCATACGTATTTTTTGATGGGGATAAAGGAATTCTTGATATAGAAGGCCGTTGTGTTCCTGAAGATGCTAAACAATTTTTTAAAGAGCTTCAAAAACAATTAGATATTTATGGAGAAACACCTAGTAAAAATTTAGATGTTACAATTAATCTTGAATATTTTAATACTGCAACAGCTAAAGAATTAATGGCTATGATGTATAAATTCAAAAATTTTCCTACAACAGTTACTTGGTGTCATGAATTAAAAGATCAAGATATGATTGATGTTGGAAAAGATTTTGAAGAAATACTTGGTACAGTTCCTTTCATCTTTAAAGAAGTGGAAAGATAATGTTAAAAGTTAAAACTATAGTTAAAGATAGTTCTATAAATGGAGAAGGTTTGTTTGCTGATGAAGATATTCCTAAAGGAACAATAACTTGGGAATTTTTTAGAGGATTTGATATAGTTTTAGATGGATTGAAATTAGCAGGAATTGATAAAAAATATTTAAAAAAATATTCATTTCGAGATAAACAAACAGAACAGTGGATAGTTTCATTAGATAATGACAAATACACAAATCATTCTGACGATCCAAATACAGGTCCTCTTAATGATGGCAGAATGATTGCTCTAAGAGATATTAAAAAAGGAGAAGAAATAACTTGTAATTATTACGATATAGATATTAACGCTAAAGACAAATTAAAATGAAATCAGACAGATTAGGAATGGGAGTCATGCTTTGTATGATGGGTGGAAACGAAGAAACCGTAAATTCTATAAAGGAATCAGTAGGTAAACGAATTGAAAAAGTTTGGCTTGATGAAGAAAATGACAAACTTCGATTTAACCTAGAAGATGGAACTCAATTAGTAATGTGGGATGGCGGACAAAGCTGCTGTGAACATCGTTACATGAGAACTGATGATGATCTTAATGAATATTGTGGAGCAATTCTTGAAGATTTTGAAATAAAAGATGCTCCAGATATGGAGGATGAATGGGGTGAAGTCCACGAAGTACAATTTCTGGATGTAAAAACCGACAAGGGAATTTTTACAATGTCAAATCACAACGAACACAATGGCTACTATGGCGGATTCTGGATTGAAGCCAGAAAAGATCAGATTTGATATTCAATATATTCAGCAAAATTTTCGAATTAGCTTAAGTAAGCGAACCATTTCTATGGGTCGCTCTTATGTTGGTGGAGGATCATCAGCTACAACTTGGGTTGGCGGAGGAGCAACTGCTATGATTAATGTAGGGGGATTTCAACACGCAATACAAGGTATTCAAGGAGTACAAGCAGTACCAAATCCTCAGCCTGATGACTGGCAAACAATGCCGGTGCATGCTGTAATAACTGAAGAAATGATTGAACATGATATGCGTAATCCATTTCAAAGATTTATCCATCGTTTAGGTTTTTAATGGATTCAAAACAACATATAGAAACTTGGGAAAAAATTCAAGAGCTACGATTAGCTCTTGAAGATATAATGGAGAAAAAAATACAAGCCATTAATGAACAACATTTTGAACGCGCAGCAGCTTGCAGAGATAGAGAAAAAGATATTTTAGATCAATTAGATACTTTTGGCTTAGTAACACAAGAAGAATTTGAAAAACACAATTATAAATGGTACGAATCGAGGTAAATAATGTTCATTTTGCTTCTTCACAAAATTTAACAGAGATACAAGATAATGAATGGGAAATAATTGCACAACAAAAACATTCATTTTTTCTTTCAGATACAAGTGATATTCGTTATTTAAGATTTCCTGGTTTTGTTTTTTCGAATTTAGAAGCCCAAACAAACTATCTAAAAATTTACAAAGACTTTGTAGACAATAATATCTACACTCCTTCAAGAGGAAATCTTTCAAAAAGCAATAACTATATTTTTATTGGAATTCGTCCTGGTCACGTATATGCACATTTAAGTAAAGCAGACACTGCATGGCTGTTTGGTCCTAGCAGTGTATTATTACATAAGCTTTTAATTTCCTTAAACATATACCCTTATTTTACGAATATTTATAATGAACCAAACAAACCTTTTAATAAGGATTTTAATTTCATTTTCAAAGAACTTATAGTTATCTTCTACATATATAAAATAGTATACGGTATATCTGAAATGAACCTTGTTTTTATGGGTAATTACGAAGAATACCCACTATTTAAAGAGTATTTACTTAATCATCCAGTGTTTCAAAAGTTTCATATGAAATTAAATTTTCATTCTATATGGCATCCTGGTTTTTTAGCTAGAGGATATGACGAGAATAAATTTAACTCTTGGAAAAATCAATTGAAATGATTCAGTTTCCTAAAAAAATAGATAGAGAATTAATTACTGATGAAGAAGGTAAGTGGCTTGCTGCAAAAAGAGATTTAGAAGAAGCCATAAAATCTTTACCTGGAATTAAAATATCTTGTTCTTGTGACATTGGTCCAAATAAACCTTATATGCTTTTTCTACGAGCTACAAATAAAAAGGGTATTGGATTTTTGACTCGCTGTGTTGACCAAAGATATTGGATGCATGGAGATAAATGGAAATTAGAATTAATTATAAGTGATACTCTTTATAAGGGCAGCGCAATAGTTTATTTTTTACACAGTGGTAATGTTGTTGGAAAAGAAGCTTACGATCAAGTTTCCGATTTGCTTGACAATATGGAATATCACCTAAATCATGAAAATTTTATGAAGTTTTTTAAATTAAAAATAGAAGATTTTAATATATGAAAGTAGCTGTAATAAAATTAGGTGGAAGAATTGCTAATGAAGGACACGGAATTACATCATTTGAAGCTGTTTCAATCAGCAAAATGCTAAGTATTGGTGGCCTTCATCATGCTGATTGTTATACAAAAATTTCTGATAAAGATCTTCCAATACCTGAATTAAACATTTTTGATATTACCAAACATTATAATTCAATTTCTGGAAATTATGATGCTTTGATAGTTATTAACGGAAACATCAATTTTTATGGAGGTGCTGAGACACCAGAACAATTGATGAATCTACATGTGATTAATAACTTCCAAGGCCCTGTCTTCTATGTATTCATAGACACATTACTTCCACTAAAGAATGTATGGGAGAGCATCAAAGCTAAGCCCTGGAGTAAAAAATATGAAGAGAAGAACATGAACATAACTCGTGATGATATTATTTACATTACGATGTGCTATGATACTGAAGCAGTATTTCAAATAACTGAAAAGACAGGAATAAATCCTAAAAAGATTGTTTACTTTCCATTTGAAAAATATCCATTTTTTAGTGAACGATTAAATTTTATTGGAACTAAAACTATTGATCTTATTTATGGAGCAAATAGCTTTAGAAATAAGAGAGAAAAGAAAATGGTCAAATATTACTTTGATCTTCCATCAGATATAAGTGGTGTATTTTATGGAAAAATGAAACTTGAAGATTTTAAACCTTCGTTAGTTGCAGGTAAAATACTTCCAAAATTTGAAGGTCCAATTCAATTTAAGGAAAATCTTCAGAAAATGAATAGCGCAATTGCTACTATAAACATAAGCGATACATTTAATGAAGGTAGACAATTAAATCCAAGAATCTATGAAACAGTTTTAGCAAATGTAGTTTCATTTATGGATTTAGAATATGATCCACAAAAGAGAGCATTCTCAGATAAGTTCTTACAAGATTTTTTGTATGTTAAAAATCAAAAAGAACTAGTTGAAAAATTAAGACAGCTTAAAGCTGACCCTGATTTTATGATCGAGGTTTTAAAGGCTCAGTATGAAGATTCTTATATTTCAAAAGAAGATTTAAGCAAACAATTTTGTAAGTTAATAGAAGATTTATATTTAGAGAATGCAGAAAAAACTAGGACGATAAATAATATAGAAATTGTTGATGTTAAATCATTGAAGCCAAAGGCCTTATTCTAATGGATGCTCAAATAGATAAGTTTATTGATTGGATCTATAAAAGTTCTTCTTTGAATAATTTTGTAAAAATGGTGCAAGCTCCTGCTCCTGTGTTCAAATATTCTACATTAGTAGAAACTCAAGAAATTTCATTACAAAATTATAGAGAAGATATGATCATTCCATATAATCAAGGCCAAGCAGAACCTTCATTAGATATTGCTTCAAAAAAATTTCTATTAAATCTTGAAGACAAATTTAAAGAATTTGTTGAAAATCATTGTATCACAGAACGAATTTCATTTTATAAAAATAACATTTATAAACCCCCAATAAAATATTTAAAAGTTAATACTCGATTTCATTTAACTTCTAAAAAATTAGATGTTAATCGTTATGAAAATATACTTGGGATCATAGAACAATGTCAAATAGAAATTTACAATTATTATCAAGATGATTTATTTTATGCAATTGTTTCACCCGAAATAGCTAATTTTATAGGTCATAATACAGTTTACCCAGTAGCTTTTAGTACATTTAATGTAGATACAACTAATGTTGATCCTGTATTTATTCATCCATTTGGGAAATTTAAAAATATGACAATTTTTGTAGATCCTCGTATGAATCAAAATACAATGATATTTGGAACAACTAAGAGATTTGACCACGGCAATACTTTGTTTTATTATAAATCCGAACACCCATTTTTTGAATATGCAGATTCTGGTTATTCTTTACAAAAGAAAATGTGTTTAAATTTATATCATACAATTAAATCAATAGATTACGAACCAAAATTTAAAAAAATAATATTAGACGTATGACACCAATAGATCTTAGAGTAAAATTTATTATGGAAACAGGAGAATATCCTGTTTGGTGCGATGAAAATGAATGGCATCCATGGGATGGCTGGATTATTAAAGATAGACATGTTATCAGAGGTACACCTAAATCCATTTATGGACTTTGGATGGAAGAACAATTAGGTATACGAGAAATTCGGGACATTTATCATTGTGATACTGCTTGCTACGCTACATATCCAACAAAAAGAAATTCGCCAGAAAGATTAACTTCTGATTATACTTTATGGCTTGAATATCAATTATGTGGTTAAAACTATCAATGAACATCTTCATAAAAGATATATGAGTCTAATTAACGAGAAATATAACAAAGTTGTATGTATTTGTTTGAAAGAACGTGATGACAAGTACAAATATATGCTGTCGCAGTTCATAAAACATGATATTGAAGTAGAATGGTTTAGGCCTGTTATTCCAGGATATGCAGCAAGATTGTTAGAACCTTATTGCCAAAAACATAATATTGTAAATAGAAAAGTTCTTTTTAATCCTCAATTTCCAAACGAATTAGGGGCAATGCAATCACATTATCACGTAATTAAAACTGCATTATTAGAAGGAGTCCAAAGTTTGTTTATTTTTGAAGATGATTGTGCCTTTCATAAAGATTTTGATACACTTATTAAAAAATATTTAGATAGTGTTCCTGAAGATGCAGATGGAATTTTATTATATTCATATATGGCAAAGCTTGAACCACAAAACATTCGAGTAAAGCCACGTTGGACAAAAGGATTTGCAAGCTGGTCAATATTAGCATATGGAATGAACAGAAGAGCAATGGAAAGATATATTCAAATTGCCGATACACAACCTATGATAGCTGATACAATTACACTTCATATGATGACTCATGATAAATTTAATTTTTATATAGCGACTCCTCCTCTTGTAATTCCAACTAAAATGTTGAGTTCGGATATAAGAGGTAAAAACAAAAACTATGATCAAGTACAATTCCTCGGAGGAAATGTTTTTATGCTTGGTTTAAATGAGAATGATTACGAATAAAATATATAATGAAACCCGAATTAAAAATATGGTTTACAGATTTTTGGCCCGAATGGAATGTCGAAGATTTTATAACCCCGATATTGAATGGACACTTTAGCGTTACTCTTTCTAAAAGCAATCCTGACGTTCTTTTTCATTCTATTTTTAATAGAATGGTGGAGACGCCGAAATACAAATGCAAAAAAGTTCTGATATTAGCTGAGAACTGGAGACCTCATCAATTTGGTTCAAACTATTCTATTTCATTTGATCCTCATTCAAAAACAAACTTTCGTTTGCCTTTATGGCAAATATACTGGTTAATGAAACCAGAACTTAAAGATCGATTATTTGAACGTAAACGATTGGACAACTTTGAAAGATTTTGTGCTTTTACAGTTTCTAATCCATCTAACATGTTGAGGAATAATCATTTTGACCTTATATCATCATATAAAAAGGTCCATTCTTATGGTAAAGTTAGAATGAATACGTTCGAATTAAAAAATGCTACAGAAGGAAAATATTGGAGAGATGCTAAGGATGAATTCTTTTTAAAACACCCTCATAAGTTCATGATGACTTATGAGAATACTTCATATCCATATTATTCAACTGAAAAATTAATGGATGCCTTTTTAGTTGGTTCAATGCCAATATATTGGGGTGATCCAAAAATCGAACAAGATTGGAATCCAAAAGCTTTTATCAATGTAATGAAACACCCTGATTGGTTAGATTGGATTAAAACAGCTGATGAAAATCAAAGTTTTTGGGAAGAAATGTATGAAGAACCTGTATTTACAGAGGAACAAAAGAACAAACATATTGAAAATTTGATTAATTTTGAAAAATGGTTAATAGAGATAGTATCATAAAACTTTGGGAAGACAAAACTGAAGCTGTCACATTGTGGGAAGATTTAGTCAATAAATCCATTCCTAATTTAAATGATTATGATCTTATGAGAATTTCATGTTATATGAATGAGTTTTCTAAGAAAATATCTAATGGTTATGATCGGCTGTTGACAGATGGAGAAATGGAATTAGTTTCAGGAAGTTTATATCTTCTTTCTAAAGTAAAAGATCTATCAAAAATTATTTTTACCAAAGAAGAATGTGAAGACAAACAGGTTAAAGTTTGCTTTGAGTCAAGAGAACAAATTGAAATGCTACGAGAATGGAACATTGATGCTATGGAAATGGCTATAAACCAATCATTAATCGAAGCTGGTAATGAAATAAATCGATTAATAGATGAAGGAAAAACCATCTATGTAAATAATCTAATTAGAAATATTTCGTTAATTGCTGAAGGAACAAATGCCCCAGTTTTAATACTAAAATTTAATATTAAATGTATTTAATATGTACGGATACGAAAAAGAAAAACATTTAGGAGGGTGGTGGAGTGCTAAAGTTCCTTGGGGAGATCCAGGAACTTGGGGGCCTGAAATATGGAATAAAATCATAAAAGATTATGATATTGAAAGTGTTGTAGATATGGGATGTGGATTAGGAGCATCAACAGCCTATTTTGCCAAAAAGGGATTATATACTGTCGGTATTGAAGGCGGGTCAAACGCTATTAATAATAGTTTATTTGAGGGTTATTTAATTAAAAATGATTACACTGTTTCTTCGGCATTGGAAGATGAAGAATTTGATTTAATTTGGTGCTGTGAGTTTGTTCAACATGTTGAAGAAAAATTTATAGATAATTTTTTACATGATTTCAAACATGCAAAATATATTGCAATGACTTATGATGGAACAGAATCTCCTCATTATAGAGTCAATGTTAAATCAGCTGAATATTGGATTGAAAAATTAAATTCAATCGGATTTAAATGTGGTGATGAATACTCTAAGCAACTGAGAAAAATAGCAATTGCGATGAGAGATTTTCAAGGTTTTTCACATAGTGGTCATTTAATAAATTTATTATTTTTTGAAAAAGCAAAAAATTCATGAAATTTCTTATAGTAGGTGCGGGATTATTTGGATCTGTTATAGCGAGAGAATTAACAGATATGGGATTTAAATGTCATGTAGTGGATAAAAGAAATCATGTGGGAGGAAATTGTTATACTGAAAATATCAATGGAATAAATGTACACAAATATGGCCCCCACATATTTCATACATCAAATAAAAACATATGGTCTTATATTTCAAAACATACAACTATAAATCAATTTTCTTGCAGACCTAAATTAAAATATGGAGAGAATGTGTATTCTTTTCCTATTAATTTAATGACTTTTAATCAATTATGGGGAATTACTACTCCTATTGAAGCTGAAGAAAAGATAAAACAAATTACAAAAGAATACAAAAAAGAAAAATATCTTAACGCTGAAGAATATGCTTTAGGAAATGTAGGAAAAGAAATTTATGAAATATTTTACAAAGGATATTTAATTAAACAATGGAATAAAGATCCAAAGCAAATTCCAGCAGAAATAATGATTCGACAGGTAATGCGTTTAAATTATAATGATAGTTATTATTATGATACTTATCAAGGCATTCCCGATTATACCAAGCTATTTGATACATTATTACATAATATTCCAATAACATTAAATATTGATTATTTGAATGACCGACAATATTTTGATTCAAAATATGAAAAAATAATATATACTGGAGCTATTGACGAATTTTATAATTATGAATTTGGTTCATTAGATTATAGATCTTTGAGATTTGAAGAAGAATTATTACCAATTAAAGATTTTCAAGGAGTTTTTATGATTTCTTATCCGGAAACAAAATATTCCTTTACTAGAATTATTGAACACAAACATTTTGAATTTGGACAACAAGAATTTACTATAATTACTAGAGAATATCCTCAAGATTGGAAAATTGGCTTGCCTGCATATTATCCTGTAAATGATTTAAAAAATCAAGAAATTTATGAAAAATATTTAAAAAATATAGATAAAAAATACCTTTTTGGAGGAAGATTAGGTTCATATAAGTATTTAAATATGGATCAAACTATTGAAAGAGCATTTGAATTAATTAAGAATTTTTAATGAAAAATAAGGCCTTAATCACTGGATGTGGTGGTATGCTTGGAAAAGCAGCATATAAAATACTATCTGAAAAATATGATGTAATTGCTACTGACATAAATTTAAATGAACCTTGGTTATCTTATTTAGATGTTAGAGAATTAAATCATTTTGAAAATTATTTTAGAGATCATAATTTTGATATAATATTTCATTTAGCAGCATTAACTGACTTGGAATATTGCGAACAAAATTTAGAAAATTCGTGGAAAACTAATGCATTAGGTGCCGAAAATGCTGCACTAATTGCAAAAAAATATGACTGCAAAATTGTTTATATTAGTACAGCAGGAATATTTGATACTGTTGATCAAGAAAAATTTACTGATTTTGACATCCCTACTCCTAAAAGTATTTATGGAAAAAGTAAATATTATGGAGAAAAAATTGTACAATTAGTTCCTAAACATTTTGTTTTTAGAGCTGGATGGATGATGGGAGGAGAAGAAAAAGATAAAAAATTTGTTAAAAAAATACTTGACCAAATAAAAAATGGAATATTAGAATTAAATGTAGTAGGTGATAAATTAGGAACCCCGACTTATACTTATGATTTTATAAAAAATATGATTCCTATAATTGAACATGAACATTATGGTTTATATAATCAAGTATGTACGGGTGATTGTTCTAGATATGAAGTTGCTGTCGAAATTATAAAGCTTTTAAATTTAAATATTCCTGTAAATTTAGTAGATTCTGATTTTTTTAAAAAAGAATACTGGGCTCCAAGACCATACTCAGAAAAATTAATAAATCTAAAACTTGAATCGAGAGGATTAAATAATATGAGAAATTGGAAAGAATGTCTTTCAGAATACATGCAAAATTTTGGTAAAAATTATATATCAAAATGAAATTAATTGTAGTTATATTAGGGTATCATAATCCCATATATGAAAAATATATTGAAGTAGTTAAAAAAACTTGGGGGGATTTTAAAAATGAAAATATTCAAATAATTTATTCTTATGGAGGTCATCATACTAATGAATTAATTGATGACACTGTTTATGTTACATCTAAAGATTTTGGCGAAGAAAATACTTATGATAAATTATTGAATGTGTTTGACGTTGTATATAAAAATTTAGATTTTGATGTAATTCTTAAAACTAGTAATAACTCATATTTTAGATTAGATTTAACATATAAAATATTAAAATCCTATGAATTGCATAATTTCTATGGATCATCTCATGACAGTCATTTAGATAAAGGATGTTTTCATGGGGTTTCAATGTTGTTATCTAAAGACGTGGTAAAGAAAATATTAGATATTAAGCATATAGATAATCCATATACTAAATGGGATGATACTGGCATTGAATATCTATTAAAACAAATTTATCCTAATTACATACAAAATTATAAAGATTTTAAAAGATTGGATATTTCTGAAAATAATCTATTTAGATTATGTGACCCTTTATTTAAATTAAAATATGATGACATTTGGGCATTTCGATGTAAAACAAGTCAGAATGGAATTGTAAATAGGGATTTAGATATTAAAAAAATAGAATTATTACATAAAATATATTCATAATGATTTACGATGTAGCTATATTAATTAATCTTGAAAGACGAGAAGATAGAACTAAAAGAGTCATTGAACATCTTAAAAAAAGAGGTGTTCAAAATCTTTTAGTATATCCAGCATTTGATGGAAAAATAATAAAAAATGTAACAATAATTCCTCCAAGAAGACCATATTTTTCATGGACTAGTATAAATATGAATGCTGCATCATGTTCTTTATCTCATATCGGTGCATTAAAAATGGCTAAAGCTCTTGGTTATAATCAGCCTTTAATGCTTGAGGATGATGTCGTTCTTTCAAAAGACTTTAATGAAAGAATGGGCATATATGAAAAAGAACTTGAAGGAATAGAATGGGAACATTTATTTATAGGTGGGGCCATACGAAGATTTAATCAAATGAGACAAATTAAAGATCATGTTTGGACATCTTCATTTACAGATTGTACGCATGCATATATTGTGAAAGGACTTGGTATTAAAAAGGTTTATGAAGAAATGTATAGATTTAACACAACAGCAGATGACGCTATAAATGATATTATATTAAATGGAACACTTAAATCATATACGTTATTACCATTATCAGCTTATCAAATTGCTGATTTTTCAGATGTTGATGGAAAATTTGCAGTTAGACAAGATACTATGCAACATTATAAAGAAACATTATGAAAGATTTAATTGAAAAATTCGAAGAAAAAGTTAGGAAAGAATTTCCAGACTTACAAACCATGACTGTTCATCATGATAAAAAATGTATTACCTTTGACTTGTGGCCTTATACAGAAGAGGGTATGAATGGTTTGGATGAAGTAGTTCAAAAAGTTATAAAAAAATATTTTAAAAATCGCTTGAAACGATTACATGAAGAAGAATATTGGGACTTCGTAGGAGAAGAAGAAGCAAATTTTAGTTACGATGAAGATATAGTTGTAAAAATTTTATAATATGAAAATAATTGCTACTCGTGAAAACATGAGTGAGGTCATGAAAGAAATCCAAAATAAAAGGGGAACAGTTAAAGCCACTTATATTTTTAATGGAAAAACAATACATGGCCAAACAATAAATGTAATGACAAATTATGGAAATTACATAAGAGGCATGAGTGAAAATAAATCAAATGTGGGTACTTTACAATCATTGGAATTTAATGTTGATGAATGAATAAAATAATTAGTTTTTCTCTTTGGGGTAAAAATCCATTTTATTCTCAAGGAGCTATTGAGAATGCTAAACTCCAACCCGCAATTTATCCGGGTTGGACTTGTCGTTTTTATTATGATGAAACGGTTCCAGAAGATTCAATAAAACAACTTCAAGATTTAGGTGCTGAAACTATTATTATGCCTAAATCTGATGGAAATTTTGGAATGTTTTGGAGATTTCAACCATTAGACGATGATTCAATAGAACGATTTATAGTTCGAGATACTGATTGCAGATTAAATCCTAGAGAAGCTGATGCCGTTAGAGAATGGGAAGAATCAGGAAAAATATTTCACATTATGCGAGACAATAAATGGCATAATGTTGTTCCTATTTGTGGTGGAATGTGGGGGGCTACAAAAGAATTTAAACCAAATTATCAAAGATTATTATCTGATTGGTTATCAAAGAATCAACATAGGGTTTTAAGCCATCCAAGAGGAAAATATTTTTATGTTGATCAATCATTTTTACAAGAAACTATTTGGCCAAGAATAATAAATAAGCATATTGCTCATGAAAGTGTGCAGAGCCAATGGTCGGGTGATAAGAGACAATTTAAAGTTGAGAATGAAAATAAAATGTTTGTAGGACAAGGAATCGTTATAGAGTAATATGAAAATAATTATATAGTAATATGAAAATAATTGTACTAATATTAGGGTATCATCATGAAATCTGTTATAATTATATAAAAACAATAGAAAAAACTTGGGGTACATCAACAAATAGTAATATAAATATTATCTATTCCTTTGGAGGATCTAATACTAATTCGTTTGATGGAAAAATAATAAATGTTGTTGATGAAGATTATGGAGCTAAAAATACGTATAAAAAATTATTGTCTGTACTTGAAGTAGCTTATAATAATTTAGATTTTGATATAATTTTAAAAACTAGTTTAAATGCTTATTTTAGGTTAGATATATTTGAAAAAATTATATCAACATATGATTTAAAGGATTTTTTTGGATCTGCGTCTTTACCAGGTTTTAATAAGAATTATCCAAACGGAATGTCAATGCTATTATCTAGAGATGTAGTAGAAAAAATAATCAAAAATAAGGATTTGTGGCCTGCTGATAAAAACCCTTCTGAAGATGATGTGGGAATAGGAATGTTATTAAAAAAAATATATCCTAATTATTTTGATATTTATATTCATTTTGACAGAAAAGATATAGGTGGTTCTAATTTATCACAGCTTGAGGATCCTCTTTTTAAAACAAAAAATGATAATATATGGTGTTTTAGATGTAAATCTCTTGATAGATCATTAGATTTAAAAAAAATGGAACTTTTACAAAAAATATTTTACTAATGTTAGATTACATTAACGGAAATAAGTTTTTAGAAATAGCTGATTTTGCTATCGATTTTGATCACAACAATGTGGGATTAGAACTATTTAAACAAAATGCAATTATTTACTGTAAAACTGATTTTTTAAATCAGTTATTTGATTATATGAGATGGTCAGGTCGAAAATATATTCTTATTTCTCATATGTCTGATTATCCGATAAATGAAACTAGATTTAAATCTGCACCTAAATCTATTGTAAAATGGTATGCTGAAAATGCTATTTATGATCATCCTAATCTAGTTCCTATTCCATTGGGTTTAGAAAATCATGCCGGCCGGTCAAAGGGAAAATTTACTGATCACAAATGGTTTACTGATAATGTTGATGAATTAAAAAAAGTTCCTAAAGATTGTGCTCTCTATTGTAATTGGAACATAAATACTAATAGGGAAATACGAGGTAATATCATAGAAACATTACAAAAAAATGATTTACAAATAGTTTTTCATAGCAATATTTCTTATGAAGAATATTGCGAACACATGGCTCACCATAAATTTATTGTATGCCCGCCTGGTAATGGGGTAGACACTCATAGATTATGGGAAGCTCTTTATCTAGGGTGTTATCCCATCACCCTGGAGAGCCGCATATACAAATATTATGATCTACCAATCTTACAAGTAAAAAAATGGTCTGACATTACATATGAATTATTGGATGAACATTTTTTAAAATGGAAAGATAAACAATCATTTGATCAGTTAAAAATGAGTTGGTGGCAAAACTTAATTAAAGAAGAGTTTTATAAACTATAAATAAGATAATATGATCGAGATTATGGATCATTTTCAGAGTATCATTAAAAATAGTGATGCTCCTGTTATATTTGAATTTGGAACTTGTGAGGGTCTTCAAACAAAACAGATGTGCAACATTCTTAAAAAGCACAAGAAGAATTTCAAATATTACGCATTTGAAGCAGATCCGCGAATAGTTCCTCAGTTTAAAATAAATAATCAAATTCATCCCGAAATAACATTCGTTCAAGCAGCAGTAGGGAATAAAGATGGAAATGTAAAATTTTATCTTTCTAGTGGCCAAGAATCAAGACCCGATAAAATAAAACAGGAGTTTTATGGTTCTTCATCTATTCGAAAACCAAAAGAAACCTTATCAGAATTTCCAGATATGCAATTTCAACCTTGCATAATTCCATCAATAAGATTCGATACTTATTATGATAAAGTTCAGCCAGGAATTATTGATTTTATTTGGGCAGATATTCAAGGTGCTGAAATTGATTTAATAGAACATGGTCAAAAAGCTTTATCCAATACAAAATACTTATATACAGAAGTATATGAACAAGAAATGTATGAAGGAGAAATAGGATTAGATGAAATTTTGAAGAAACTTCCAGGAAAGTGGAGTGTTGTGGAAAAATATGACTATGATGTTTTATTAAAGAATGAATCGTTGTGAAAACTATTTACATATATGAACATTTAGGACTCGGCGATCAAATTGCTTGCAATGGATTGGTGAGATTTTATGCAGAAAAATATGATCGTATTTATGTTTTTTCTAAACCAAAAAATACTAAAAATGTTATGTGGATGTTTAGGGACAATCCTAAAATTTACATAATGCCAATGGAAGAAGATCAAGTTCAACAATTTATTTCTATTAGCCCTCAAAATAATTATTTAATTGTAGGACATCAAAAATTACACGAAGAACTCCGTGAGGATCCAAAGGGTAGATTTGATCAAATATTTTATAAAATGGCTAATGTTCCGTTTGAAGATAAATGGAAAAGATTTTACATTAAGCGACAATTAGAAGAAGAAAAGAATGTTTACTATAATAAACTTGGTTTAAAAGATGATAGTAAATTTATTTTTGTTCATGATGACTTTGAACGTCCTATGTTACCAGATAAACTTCCAACAGATATTCGGATAATTAGACCAGATCGAAAAGATATTTCAATATTTCATTTTTTATATACTATTGAAAAGGCTAAAGAAGTACATTGCATAGATTCCTCATTTTTCAATCTTATTGATTGTATGCAACTTAGACAAGATGAAAATTTATATTTTCATAAATATGTTAAAATACATTTAGTCGGAGAAGGCGGAACACCAACAACAAAATTACCGTGGAAAATTCTTTAAAAAACTTAAATGATCTAAAAGAGTATTATAAAAAACTTTACGTAGATCAACATATCCCATTTGCGATTCGTAGAACTAGCGATGGGGCAATGTTACTTTTAAATAATGACTTTAAAACATATTCATTTGAGGCTCTTAGAGGTCATCCTGGCAATTATCGATATACATATGATAGATTATTTAAAGACGAGCGGGTTGAACCAGGAGATTTCGAAGTAGTTTCTTGGGCACCAATTGAAAACTTGTTCAATCATCCAGAAAAATACTTCGAAGGAGATCAAGTAAAAGTAAATTATAGGAATCAATTAACAACCAAAAATATGGAAATATTAGCACCAATTTCATTAGGAGAACTTTATGATAAAATTTCTATTTTAGAAATAAAGATGGAAAGAATTAAAGATGAAGAAAAATTGAAATTAATTCAAAAAGAATTGCTCTTATTGAATGAAATATCTAGTAAATTTCCAATAGATGATAAACTTTATTTTCAACTAAAAAAGAAAAATGAGGCATTGTGGGGAATAGAAGACAATATTCGAATAAAAGAAGATCGTAAACAATATGATGAAATATTCGTTAAACTTGCAAGAGCGGTATATATAACAAATGATGAACGTAGTCTCCTTAAAAAGAAAATTAATGAGAAGTATGGTTCTAATATTGTTGAAGTTAAATCTTACAAGGACTATAAATAATCATGAAGCACTGCCATTTTACAATTCTGTATAATGAAATAGATTTTTTACGGCTCAAGATGCCATTTTTATATGAGCATTTTGACCAACTTATTTTTTATGATTTATATGTATTTGGAAAGGAAAGAAAATTTTCAGATGATGGAAGTCACGAGTTTATAAAAAATTATCCAGATCCTGACAACAAGATCACTTTAATTGAAGAAACGGATTTATCTGGAGTAACTCCATTGGGTGCAGGAAACGAAATAAAATGTAAAATGTTTTCCTATGGAAGCAATTTTGTTCATGATGACATAGATGTTTTCTGGTGTACTGATATGGATGAATTTTTTAAAGAAGATTTAATTGCAGAAGTTGAAACCATTTTTAAAAGATCTGTAAATTCAATAGGAACAAAATTTTATAATTTCTATAAAACCCCTGAATTTCTTTTGACAAATAACAAAGAATTATATGTAAATCCAACACCAAATTCCTCAGTTAGAATAATACGTCATCAAAAGGGAAATAAATATGGGCACTGCGATGGGGCTAAATACCGACCTATAAACTTAACAACAAAGAATGCTCTTTATCATCTGTCTTGGGTAGGAGAAAAACGAGTAAGAGAAAAGTTTTCATATTATAAAGACAATCCAGTGACAGGATTTGTGAGTGTTAAGTATATAAAAGAATGGGAAGAATTTTCTGAAGCTAAATTTAATGTTTTAAATAAAAAGGGATTTTATGGAAATCCGTTTGTTGGGCCAGGAAGATTTGACGGGACGCAAGTTACAAGATGCCCATTTGATTTATTTGAAGAACTTCCCTATTTAGATAAAGAATATGTACAAAAAATGATTTCAGGAATTTCTTCTGTCTTTACACCTAAACCAAAAGAAGAAATACAAGAGAAGCCTATTGAACATAAAGAAGAAAAAAAAACTTTTCCTCTTAAAAATTTTATAGGAAAAATAAAAAATCATGTTAAAGATGAACCCAAGGATTTGTCTAAATCTTTATCTTTAATATACTCTGTAACCACATATAATCGCTTATCATTTCTTAAAAAAACCATCGAAACATGGTATAACACCATTAATAAAAAACATAAATGGACTTTAATTGTTGCTGATGATAATTCTGATGACGGAACTGTTGAATATTTACGTAATTTAAAATTAGATGGAATTGAAATAATAATAATATTAAATGACAGAAGAGGTGTTCACCATCAAACAAATCAACTATTAAAAATCTCAATATCTAAAGAATTTGACATCGGGTTTAAATCTGATGATGATTTAGTGTTTATTAAATCTGGCTGGGATGATTTGTATATTAATGCCATTGAACAATCTGGGTATTCTCATTTGATTTTTTATGACAGAAATTGGGGTGTTCGAAGAAATGAAGTTCGTAATCCAATTTTTAAAGATGATATATTGCAAAATTATGTAGATAATGTAAATTTACAGGGAGCATTTTGGACATTTACAAAAGATTTAATAAAGAGTGTCGGATTTATTGATGTTCAAAATTTTGGACTATGCGGTCTGGGTCATGTTGATTTCTCATTGAGATGTTGTCGATCTGGATATAATGATTTAAACTATCCATTTGATGCCAAAGACAGCAACGAATTTATTCAATTAAACAAAGATAATTATATCAGCCATAATGAATTTCGAAGATTATGGAACACTGAAGATCAATTAAAAAATAAAAAACAATTACTTCGTAAATCAAGATTTTATGTTGCTTATAATGAAATTCCAACTAGAATGAATGGTACTAAAATTAAACAATCTTCGCCATTAAATGATTATTTTGATCACGTGTACTGTTTAAATTTAGATAGAAGATCTGATAAATGGGAAACCGTGAATCAAAGATTTTTAGAATTAAAAATAAATGTTGAAAGATTTTCGGCGGTTGATGGAAATTTAATACCAGATTACGTACTACAACAGTATGAAAAAATAAATAAATATGCAGTAGGTTGTATACTAAGTCATTATAAAATAATTGAGGATGCAAAAAATAATAAATATAATCGCATCTTAATTCTTGAAGATGACGTTTTATTCATCGAAAATTTTAATGATAATTTCACAAAGTTTATTTCACAAATAAAAAGTGATTGGAAATTGCTATATCTGGGTGCCTCTCAGCATGAATGGAATGGAATTAATGTTAGCAGAGGCTATTATTTGAGTAAAAATTGTGATGGAACTTTTGCCTATGCAGTAGATCATTCAATTTATGATCAAATATTAAATACAAATGATTTTAAAAATCGTCCTATAGATAACATGTTACATGATATTCAAGAAAAAAACTTTAATAAATGTTTTACATCATTTCCAAATTTAATAATTTCTGATGTTGGTGATTCAGATATTAGAAAATCCAGAGATAATGAAACGCATAGAGTTAAAATGAGATGGAATTTAGCAAAATATAGATGAAAAAAGTATTATTCTTATCATTTTCTAATTTAGTTAAAGATTATAATATATTCATGCATGTTGACTCTGCAAGAATAAAAGAATATTATACATTACTAAATGACAGATATGATGTAGATTTTCATGTTGTAGATAAAGAAAGCAATATAATTCCTTCCATTACAAACTTTAATTATGATTTCATCTTTATATTTCATGAAGAAACATATCATAGATTATTAAAAAATGACATTTCATTATTTACAAAACCTGTTTTTATTCAATTAGATTGTGCTATTTGGCCCTTTACACATGATTGGAACATAATGAATAAATTTGTTGCGGTTGGAATTGCTCATCCGCCATCATTTGAAAAGATAAAACATACTAATAAATATCTAATTCATAATGCATGTGTTTATCAAGAAAATTTGCCAAAAATTGATAATAATGGAAGCTTACTATATATAGGTAGAATAAAGGGGAAAACTAATAAACTTATAAAATTTTCTAAGGCAATAAAAAGAAATATTGATTTATATACATTTGATGTTGATGATGTTCCCAACGAACAATATATTAAATTTAAAGGACAATTAAAATATGCGGATTTATATAAAGCAATAAACAATCATAGTTACGGATTATGTTTTGAAGGAACACCTTCCCCTTGTGGCAAAGTATTTGATTATTTATCATATGGGCTTCCTGTTTTATATGAAGATTCTATTGGAGAAAGAGAAATACTCAAAAACGATAATTTAGGGATATTCTTTAATATGAATAATTTACAAAATTTAAATTTTATACATATAGATACTTCACATATTTTAAATGTCATACATCAAAAGCATTTATGGAAAAATCGAATAGAACAGTGGTTTAATATAATAGAAACATCAATATGAAATTATTAGAATATTTTGAAAGCAATCAGGATAGAAATGCCATGACCAAATGGCTTCACTATTTTGAAATATATGAGAAACATTTTAATAAATTTATTGGTAAAAACGTCAAAATTCTAGAAATTGGAGTGTGGCAAGGGGGTTCTTTAAAAATGTGGAAAGAATATTTTGGTAAAAATGCACAAATAATCAGTGTTGATATTAATTCAAAATGCAAACAAATTGAAGATGAACAAATAAAAATATACATCGGCGATCAAGCAAATATTGAATTTTTAAATAAACTTATTGATGAAGAAAAAAATTTTGATATTATTATTGATGATGGTGGTCATTTAATGAATCAGCAAATAACTAGTTTTAAAACTTTATATCCATTTGTAAATAACGGCGGAATTTATTTATGTGAGGATTTACATACTAATTATTGGACGCATTACGGAGGAGGATATAAATCAAAAAATACATTTATAGAACTAACTAAAAATTTAATAGATGAATTACACGCATTTTTTAGCCAATCTGATGATTTAGTAATAACTGATTTTACAAAAAGCACAACGGGCATTCACATATATGATAGTGTAGTCGTTTTTGATAAACAATATAGAAATAAACCAGAACAGGAAAAAATAGGAAAAGAAATATGGTAAGTTTATATAAAATAAAATCGAATTATATTCATCGAGACAATCCAAGACCATTTGATGATACTCCAAATACTGATAAATGGCAATACGAAGTTTATGAGTTAGCGCATACAATCGCTCTTATTATTCCTAAATTGCCAGTCCTTGATATTGGTTGTGGGTCAGGATATAAATTAGTCAATATTTTTAAAGAATTTGATACTTTAGGAATTGAATTAGAGGAAACTTATAAGTTTTTGATAGAAAAATATCCGGAGAAGAAATGGGAAATTAAAACAAATATTCCTCCGAAAGAAAAATTTGGAGTAGTTATTTTAGCGGATGTACTAGAACATCTAAATGACCCAGATGAAATGATGAAATATATTGAAAAAATTAATTTTGAATATTTAATTATTTCAACACCTAATAGAGATAATCTAGAGTTATCTCAAAATGGACCACCAAAAAATGACGCACACGCAAGAGAGTGGTCATCATCAGAATTAAGAGAATATATCGGTCAATATTTGAATGTTGTAAATCAGTATGACACAAATAAAAATCAAAAAACACAATGTATAATTGCTAAGAAAAATGAAATTACTCCCAGATATATCGTTTGAAAAATACAATGATGTTCCATTTATTTTAGAATATCTTCGAAACAATCCACAAATAGGAAATGAAGATGTAGAACCAATACAATATTTTCATTGTTTTTGGAAAGGATCAGTTTCAGATCTTCATTTAATGTGTCTAGAATCTTTAAATGAAACACATCCCAATTGTACAGTTTTATTTTGGACCCCCAACCTTCTGGAGGTTCAGGGATCATATTCATGGATAAAGATAAAGAGACTATTTAAAGATAGGATTAAATTACAAGAAGTGACATATGAACATTTTAAAGAAGCTGGTGCTTCATTGTTCTATTCTATTTATTCTATGCAAGTTAACTTTAAATCTGTAAACATATATCAATTTGAAGAATATAAAAAAATATACCCTAATAAATCAGATGATGAATTAGCTTATTTAATAATTCAAGAAAATGAAAAAAATTATAAAGCCGATCTAGCATATGCCTCAGATATTATTAGATTTGTTACATTATATCTTTATGGCGGAGTATGGTTTGATATGGATATTTTGTTTTTAAGAAATTTTGATTCTATTAAGATGAAAAGGTTTGTTTCTCAGTGGGGAACAGATCCTTGTGGAAATGCAGCTATCTTAAAATTAGAAAAGGGGCATGATTTAATTCAAAAATTTAAAAATTATCCTAAAACATTTTATCCTACATCATCCTTTAAATTAGAAAATGATATTGATTTGACTATAATTCCATCAACATTTTTTGATATTCATTGGCAAGGGCCAAATGAATTTGTTTCTTTTCAAAACTGGGATGAATTTTTTCAACAAGAAGAATTAAATTTACCAAAAGAAATTTATGCGTATCATTGGCACAATCGTTGGGAAAAAACCCCCCCTCCTTTTTACCAAAAACTTAAGCTTGGAATAAACGCTTTAAATTGAAAAAATGAAAACATATTTTATTTTAAATTTACAGAATGTAGATTTTTTGTTTAAATATCTTATAGATAATGAGTATAGATATGGATATGGAGAATTAGCGTCCTGCTATTCAATTCAAGAAATAAAAAGAGATGTTCGAAATGAATTGTTAAAAGAGAAAACAACAACTTCTAAAAAATGCATAGCTATTCCTTATTTAGAATTAGATAATGAACACCATCGTTATATGCTTTATACCAAATGGTGGAGTGGTACAAATGATATAATGAACTCAATATCATCGGAAATTCTAGAATTACGAGAACTAAATATTCGAAATTATCTTAATAAAAAAGGGACTCAAAATTGAATAATGGGACTTATATATTTAGTTGAAAATAAAATTAATGGTAAAAAATATATTGGGCAATGCATTACTCAATTGAATTATCGTAAAGCAAAACATTTTTCTGCTGCCTTTAAATTTAATTCTCAATCTAGATTTCATGAAGCTTTAAGAAAATACGGAAAAAGAAATTTTAAATGGGAAATTATTGAAAATAACGTGGCGGTTGATTATTTAGATAATCGAGAAATTTTTTGGATAGATTTTTATGACACCTTAAAAAGTGGATATAATATGACTTCTGGTGGGGGAACTATTCGAGGTTATCATCATACTCTAGAAACTAAAGAGCATTTAAAAAATGTAATGAAAGGAAAAAGTAATTTGGATCATTATATTAATAGATATGGAGAAATAGAAGGAAAGAATAGATATGAAGATTATATTAATAAGTTAAAAGAGAGAAAAGGCAAAACAAGATTAGAATTATTAGTGCAAAAATATGGTGAAGAAGAAGGACAAAAAAGATATGATGAATTTATTAAAAAGCTTCGAGTAAGTAGATTAGGAAAAATCACGCCGGAAGAAACTAAAATAAAAATAAGTAAAAAAGGAAGGGGTATAAAAAGATCGAAAGAATTTAAAGAAAAACTTAAAAATCGAGTTTTTACAAAGGAACATAAAGAAAAAATTGGAAATGCCCATCGAGGAAAAAATATTTCTAAAGAAACTATCGAAAAATGGAAAATTTCAAGAAAAGGGTATAATCATTCTGAAGAAACTAAACTAAAAATATCTCAAGGACTTAAAAACCATTACAAACAAAAAGAGGGGTAAGATTACCCCTCTTTATTTTTTAATTTGACATTAAATAAGAGCACCTGGACTTGTGCGAATATACAAGGTCAAATATTGCGTTTCAGGATGCCAGCCAGCATCAACAAGAGCGTATCTTGATTTGATGATAACTTTAGGAGCACCTGTACCTTCAGTGATAAGCTTAACTGATTCAGCCATTAAGTATGGGCAGAATACGATACCTGGTTCATCAGCAGCACCTTTACGTCCAACAAGAACTCTAGTATCTTCGTAAATCATGTTAGGATCAACATATAATGTCATTCCGCCGATGGTTCCGAGTGGATAAAGTGAACCGTTAGTTTGATTGAAAGTGTTTGCTAATGGTGAGAATGCGTACTGTGCATTTACCTGGAGAGCGGTAGCTATTTTAATGTTGGTAACAATAAAGTTAGCAGGACCTCTACGACCTCTTTGTGCAACTGCGTTACCTGCTGCCATTATACGAGCCATAATTCTCTTGATAGCTGTATCTTCGTTTTCGAAGGTAGTAGTAGCGGCAACTGGAACAGCTTTGAAGCCAGGAAGTAACATTGTAGCGGTTACAGGAGCGGTTGAAGTACCAGCTGCATCTGGATAAGCGAATGCAGGAGTTACACCGTCAGCTGCGTTGTCAGTTCTAAGGTTGAAGTTCATACCTTCAACTTCGTTAGCTCTGATGTGGTTTTTCCAACCAAGACCAAATGCTCTTGAGAGGATGTGCTTGTTAATGCTCTGGCTAATTTCGTTGATACCAGCGTTTTCAACCATTGCGATAACATCAATACCCCACTGTTTGTTAAGGTCTTGAATTTGTTCCTGAGTTACAGAAACAGATACTTGGTAAGTTCCAACCTGAACGAATTTGGTGAATACCTGTAAACCAAGGGCTCTTGGGTATTTCATTTCACCAACACCACGTTCCATAGGCTCATAAAGTTTAGTACCATCTACGAAAGTACCATCCCAATTAGCCTGGTCGTATTCACCAGCACCAGTAAATCCTTGAACCTGATCTTCAAGAGTAGAGATAAGTGATGGGAAGGTAAGTATTTCTACATCAACTATTCCAAGAGATGTATCAGCTTGTACAGGAGCTACACCATCAAATACTTCTCCTAAGTTTGTAGCACCGGTGAATTTTCCGGTTTTAAACATTGCAAAACCATCAATACGTGATTTGCCAATGTAAGTAGCATCTACACTACCAAGACCACCAGTAAAGGTGATAGCAGCGCCATTTGTTAAAACAGCCTTGAGTGATGCGTCAGCTATCTGAAGTTTGAAAGCATGAGGAGCTTCGTAAGCCTTCCAAGCTGGATCATAAGCACCATTGTGAGGTGGGTTAGCATTAGCTGGGCTATTTGCAGGCTGTGCGCCATAAGGCTGCTTGCCACCAGCATAAACATAATCCAAATAAGAGATAACTCCTGTTGGACCTGGCATAGGAACTACGTTCACAATGTCGAAACCTATCGTTCTTGCAGCCACCTGAAGTGACATAGGAAGAAGTGCAGGCCATTTGTCTCCGGAACCTTTGGTTGCGGCTTGATAGAACTGGTTACCAGTTGTTGCAGCTTGAGAAGCTGGAACTGCGTTACCAACACCTGGAACATTATAAAGAGTTGCATAAGGAGTGTAAACACCACCCATAGCAGCTTCGTTTAATGCGTGAAAGTGTGCGTATTTAGAAATCCAAGATAGTTTTGATTTATCTTTGATCCCTGTAACTTGTTCTACCATTGGAGACCATTTTTGCTCAATTTGTTGTTCATTAAGATGATTCATGATCTTTTAATTAATTTTAATTTTTATTTTATCTATTTATTTTTTACCATTTCGGCACTTTTATAACGTAGTGCAGAAAATTATTTGTTGTATCTCTTCATTGCTTCACCAACGGATGCAACAAAGGTGTCTAACTTCTTGTCTGATTCCTCAGGAGTTTTAGCAGTTACAACCTCATTAAGAGATAGTGTAGGTCTGGTTACTAATCCTGAAGTTTCCCAGAAGTTATTAATTTGATATTGTGTATCGAGAGTATAGAATTCTGCTCTAGCATCTATTGCAGCCTTTTGAACGTCAGAAGCACTTTCATAAAGTTCTTTGAATTTCGCAGGAGCTGCTTTCTTCCATAAAGGCTCAGTGCTTGTAGGATTTGCTAAAGCTGATTCCCATAACTTACGAATAACACCGCTATCAGTGGTAGGATTTTTCGCTACTTCTTGCGCAACTTTTTCTTTATTAGCTGAGTCTAGAGCTCTAAATTCTTTTCTTTCGCTTTCGCTAAGAAGTCCTAAGAATGGAAAAAGCTTAACTGAATCGTCATCAGCCTTCTTCTCTTTTTCAAGATCAGCGATGATTGCACCTAGCTTTTCATCTAATTTAGAACGTCTAGTTGAAACTTCCGAAGATCCGCTGAAGGACTCCTTAAGTTTACCAACTGGCTTAGTGTCTAATTTTAAATTCTGGCCCTTTACAATTGCAGGAGAAGGACCATCTCCAGTTATCTTAACAGTAGGTCTGGCTCCAGCGGTTTTAGTAGTATCAAGTACCATAACACCTTTGGTTTTACCAGTAGCACCTAATTTCTGTCCAGTAGTATTTTGAACAGGAATTGCTGTTTCTTTAGTATTTAATTCTTTCGGTTTCTGACCACCTACTTTTGAACCTTTACCGGTTTTAGCAACAATGATTTTTCCATCGAATTTTACATTCTTGTCTTTTCCAGCTTCAGTATCAACTTTTTCATTACCAGTTGTTTTAACATCGGTGATAACACCAAGTCCTTTTACACCTGCAATGCTAGTTAACATAGATTCTGATAGAGGTTTTTCAGTGATTCCATGAGTTGAAAGAATTTCGTCGAGTTTTTCTCTGAGTTTAGGATCTGCTTTAGATTCAGAAACTAACTCAATATACTCAACAAGTTTCTTGGCGTCAGCTTTTGACATTGCTCTTCCGAACATGTCTTCAGACCAACTTGCAGTGGTATTCAAGCCTTTAGCAATAGTGCTTGTCCACTCGTGCATTTCGTTAATAGCTTTTGCTTTTTCAGTTCCCCATTCGTGGAGAGCATTAACACCCTTAGCTAATTGAGTGTTCCATTCGTTGATGCCATTAAGCATTTCAGCATTGTGGTCAACAGTTTCAGCAATTGCATTCGTAACTTTAGCGTTATTTCCAACCCAATCCTGGGTGTGGTTGAGAACCTGTGCATTGAAATCAACTGTTTCAGAAATCTTCTTAGTCAATTTATAATGTTGGTTACTCTTTTCGGCTAAACTCTGCGAATGTGTGGCAACTTTGTTAACGTTTTTAGCAATATCGCCAGTCCACTTCTGATGTTTTTCCTGAAGCTTACGTAATTCATCAACATACTCTCTAAGAGCTTTTAATTCTTTTACTGATCCACCTTCAAGAATAGCATTTTCAATAGCGGTTAATCTGTCTTGTGCTTTGCTAAGTTCGTTTTTAAAGTAAACAGTCCATTGCTGAACATTTTCTTCATTTACTTTTTCATTCATCGTTTTCTCGCTTTTATTTTTAACAAGTTCTTTTGCTTCTTCTCTAAGTTTCACAGCTGGGTACTTGTCTGTTAAGTCATAGATAGAAACGTGTTCATTCATGATACCTAGTTCGGGCTTAAGATCGTTGTGATCTTTTTCAAACTTACTATAGGACTCGTTTAATTGTCTTATTTGATTTTCAATTCTTGCTCTTGCACTTTCGTTAACAGTTTCCAATTGAGCTTTTTCGAAACCTGGCTTAGCAACTAAGTCATAGGTATAAATCTGCTGAATAGAAACAGTTTTGTCTTCATTTACTGTACCCGCAGCACGTGAAGAAATAGAAAGAGGAACTCCAGAATCGAGAAGAGATTTTGCAATCTGTCCCTTAGGCGTTCCTTCAAGAATTTCGATACGACCTTTAACCTGACGATTTTGTTGATCATACCATAAATCTGTTACTCTATGTGAAACATTACCAAGCGCAACTTCAAATCTTTCTGGGTGGTCAAGTTCACCTAAAAGACTTCCGCCTTGAATGTCCTTTTTTAAGTACTCTAAATGAGGAAGATATTCTTTTTCCTCATATACGCGTCCATTTCTGTTTTCAACTCCAAACTCGGCAAATACTCCCTCAAGGACAGTCTTTCCTTTCTGGCTGACCTTTTTAAGATTTTCACTTGATCTCTCAAGTATTAATACATTTTTCATGCCTTTTAGAGTTTTTTATTATATATAGAGCTCCTTCGGCAGTGAAAAATGAACATATTGCAGTAAAAATTGGATTTTGAAAGAATTGATAATAAATAGGTTATATATCTAATTGATATATAAACATTTAATTAATGTATGAATGTTAAGAGATTGTTAAAAATAAAAAAGACCTCAATCGAGGTCTTCTTCTTTCCAATTATGCAGACATTTTATTCGACAAATTTTTTGTGCCAAATCATCTAGCATCTCCTTATTTTCTTTTGTATAGTTTTGAGCGTCTTTTAACAGTTTAGATAAGTTTTCTTTAGACGCGTCTAGCGCATTAGTAGAACCTAATACTATTGGTGGGTTTAATCTTATATAATTTTGAGAAGAATCATTTGCAGCAAATATTTTTTCCATCTCATAATTTGTAACTTCAGAATGTGAAGAAGTCATAACATCTAAAGCGGGAACAATCCATTGGGCTTTTCCCCATCTTTTAGTTTTGCTGAAGGTATATGGTTTTTTAGAATAACTTCCTGTTCCTAAAGAAATTACTAACACATCTTTTACACTATGTTTTTTAGGTTTATTTTCTCCTTTAAATATTGTTTTTGAAACTTCAATATATGCTGCTAATGAAGGATTATTTGCAAAAGTACCGCCATCAACAATAGTATTAATATTAATTCCTTCATTAAAATAAGCTGGAGAAAATATAGATGGAATAGAAGTAGAACCTCTAACAACATCTTTTAAATAATAATCAGCATATTCTTGACGTTCATCTGAGTTTGTATAAAATATTGCTTTTCTTTTATCTATATCATAACCACTAAACATGCAAGGTTTTAATAAATCCTTTAATTTATAGTGATCCATATATTGTAGCAAAGGTGTCTCTATGTTTCTCTCAGGAAATTTGGGGCCTAATAATCCCCACATAGTTCTTATATAATACCATAAATCATTTTTCTTAAATACAGCACCACCAAATTCAAAATACATTTGTACAATTTCCCACATCGTGTACATAGGAACAACATATTGATTTTTTACTGTGCCAGGAATTAACATTAATCCGCCGATGATGGAACCCGTTGACGTGCCTGCAACAAAATCAACTAAATTAACTAGTCGAATTCTGTTATCATTCATCATTTCTTGAATTCTATTCTCAAGATAAGCAAGGACGGCGGCAGGAACGATTCCTCGTATTCCGCCGCCGTCCATAGATAGTATGATTTTCATAAATCCGTTTTATCTATATATCGGATTCAAATATCAATCTAGTTGCAGTTGGTTTATCAATTAATGGTTCTTGTCCTATTAAAATATAGGCACGCAAAGCTCTTTTTTGAATTACAGTTAATTTAGATTTGACACTTTCTTGGTTCAATAACAATCTAATTGTGTCAAAACTATTATGATGATATGCGACTCTTAGAAATCTGTTATTATTATCGGACAAATCAATGAGTTGTTTTTTCATAATTATTTTAGTCAACTCAATGTGCCTATCATCAGTACAACATTTAGAAAAAAGTTGTTCTAAAATAATTCTAGACTTAAAGGACTCGTGTTCGATAATTGGAATTAGAATTTCCTTTTTATCAATTAATGATAGGATAGTGTTTGCATCATTTTTGACATACGAAGGCCTTAATAAATCATCGATTATATTATCAATTGGCTTCGGTTTTAAGATGTCCTTAATCATCAACAACTGTTATTTCATTCACTTTATTTTTCTTCATGAATGATTTAATAACCTCAATAGCCTTTTCATCCCACTCAAATTCTTCTCTCCATTCATTCTCCTCACTTAATCTTAATTCGGTTGTGTGGACCTCATATTGAGGGCGAACACCATCAAGAAAACCACAAGCGTCATTCCATTTATATCCTAATGTTTCAGCATGTTCCAGTAACTCGCTGAATTCAACAACATTACTTTTTTTCATATTTTAATCTGTTATGGTTATTCCTTTTTTTCTTCGGTATTTCAATTCTTCAGAAAGAATATCACGAACCCAAGCTGCACCCATTTCCTGATCAAGAATAGCGTTGATATGTCCATCAGTCATTTGGCTGACTGTAACATATCTCAATGGTTGATCTCCTTTTTTACCAAAAGTCCCCCAATGCATTGATTCACGAACCTGTTCAAATGGAGCTTCGGTTGTGACTGACATTTCTTCATAAGGAGCATCCTCATGAACATTTCTACGAAGATAATCTAAACCTCCATCAACCATGTATTCTTTACCATTTTTGTCCAAATGGGTAACATAATCATGAACATGATAAGAAGTTATTATTGTTCCATCAGGAGTTTTAATCCTGTTTAATACGATGCGTGGTCTATTCGTTAGACCTTTCTCCATCTTTTCTTCCCAAGAATCAACTAATTCCTGACAAGTTTTAACTTTCTTTTTTGCCATAAATTTTATCTATATGATCAAGTGCAATTCTTTGAACAATAACATATATCATTATTGCTGCTAGTGTAAGAAGCCATAATGGCCATTTAGCTATGATGTTAAATCCAAAAAAGCTAATAGTTCCGCCAAAAGCTGCAGCTCCGATAGTTGTGCATGTATCTAATTTCCATTTAAAAAATTTCCAACATGCCAGTGCTATAGGAAATGATATTAGTGCAGATGTTCCAATGCCATAAATTATTTGACCGATTGACATACTACCTCCTGAAATTTTGAATCTCCAACTTTCTTCTCGCATGAACTAAAACTTGATTTGTAAACTTTCATATCTTCCAAATCAAGATAAGCAGACATGATTTCTGGTTCATAAAGTGAAACAGTAAATCTATGAGGGTCCTTACAAAGATAAGGATAAAAATTAGCGCCAAATGCTATATCAGCTGGGCTTCCATCAATTTTATCCTTGAAATATTCCCAATCGACAAATGATTCGGTTGCTCTTCCTTGTGCTGTAAGTGGAAGCAAAACAAAATATTTGACGAATCCTTTGTACAATTTGTAAACTCTTGAAAATTCATCAATAGAATATCTGTCTCCAATTATTATATGGAGATTTGTGAAGATGTTTTCTTTGATGTAAATATTGGTTGCTTCTTCCCAAAACCTGTGTAGATGAGGATGTGTTGAAACTGCCACACCACCACAATATTCTTTGGTATATGAAATTAGTTTGTTTTTGTGATTTTCATCGAAATTTACCCACATTCCGTTTGTAGTATAATTAGGCATGATGCCCATATCAAAACAAACTTTCATAAGTTCGGCAAAATCAGGATGAGTTGTTGGTTCGCCACCCCCGAAAGCAATTTGAAAAGGCTTTTGATTCTCATTCATAGGACTGAAGAAAGCAAGAAACCTTTTGATAATATCCTTAGGATGATCGTTAGAATCCAGGCTATTCTGGTAACAATAGGGACAGTTTCCTTCGCAATATGGTGTTACCTTTACATCATAGAATTCAGGATAACTTAGTTCATCAATAGGCATCTTAGGGTTAAGAGCAATACGAATTGTTTTGCCATTAATATGAATGGCTTTGTAGTTGTGTTCAGGAAAAACGCGTGTTTTTATCATTTAAGTTTGGTTTTTGGTTTATAGAATATAAATCTATCATGTACGTTTCTTATCTTTGTAGCAGCATATCCGCATTTCACTCTATATCCCTGTTCCAATAATTCCTTAATGCGGTCTTTAACTTTTTGTGATCGTCCTGGTCCAAATGGCCAATGTTCCCAACTCCATGTTTCCCAAATAGTACCGTAACGGCTATAGTATTTGTCAAATGACTGATCGTATATTTTTTCAACTTCGTCCATAGAATACAAATATAAAAAAAAACCCTCTAAATAAAAAATCTAGAGGGATTTATTTTCACAAGAATCTTACCAGACCCGCGAAACTTTTACTCCGTGTTTGTACTTCTTGGTAGTAAACCGTCTTCCTGTTTTATTTCCATACATGCAAGCATAGCTGCTAAGCACTTTCTGGAGTTCAACATTGGTCATTCCAACCTTGTTCCAAACCGTAAAGGATTCATTTCTGTTCATTGAACCTAAAGTCTTGTCAACTTTTGTTCTGAACGATGATGGTTTCCTCCCTCTTTGAGTTTCAGATTCCGACTCGTTCCGTACGATCTTGTAAATTTCGTTTTCTCTATACATAATGGTAATAATTACTTCTTAGTGTCCATTTTGTTCATGACGTCCAAAAGCATGTTGATACCAACAGCATCCATGGCATTGACACCATTTCCACTGCCGCTGGCAACCATAACACTTGGAACGAATGCTCCTGGCTGTGCTTTAGCTAATTCAGCTGCAACACCAACTTTGGTCTTATATTCCCATTCCATTTTTTCCTGAGGAGTAAGACCGGCCTGGACTTTCAAACGGTTGAATTCAGCAATACCCTGACCTTCATAGATTTTAGCGAGTTTATTCTGCTCTTCCCTTTTGGCCTGAAGCTGAGCAACCTCAAATTCTTTCTGTGCCTGAGTAACAGCCTGAACCTTTTCAACTTCTTTTTCGTATTTAGCTTTGGCAACGTTAGCAAGACCCTGCTGTTCTGCAGTAAGAGCATCCTGTTGTGCGCGAATAGCTTCCTGCTTTGCAAGTTCTGTTTTCATAGCTTCATCTTTACGTTTGGCAATCATTTCTTCAACTTTTGCATCAAATGATGGAACATCTATAACACATTCAAGAACTTCACATCCTAACTGCTGAAGTCGGTTCTCCATTCGAAGAGGATTACCGTCTGGTCCATAAACAATAGCTGTAATACGCTGTTCTTCTGTATCACCTGTACTTCTGGTAATAGTTACTTTATCAGATTTGGTTACATATATACCATTTTTAAGCTGGTCTTCAACCGCCTGTTGGAATAGAGCAAGTGTGGTATAAGCATCCTGGGCTGAACGTAGGTTAGCGGCAAGTTTAATAGCGTTATTTACAATAGGAACAACGCCTGAATTAATAAAATGGTCAAACCCACCAGCATATTCGTTTTTAAGATGAATAGCACTTTCTGATGTTGAAGGCAATTTAACACGAATAAGTCCAGATATAACGGCTTTCGAACCGTCATTAAATATTACAGGAACTGCATCGATGTCAGCACTTCCATCACCGCGATGTGAACCACTGGAAATAGGTTCCTGGGTTGAGACGAACGGTCATTTTTCCAGTAAAAGCAGCCTGCTTCACCTGGAAATAACCAGCCTGGTTAGTTTCAAAAATTCCTCCTGCAAGGAAGATAAAAATTACTGCCAATACTCCAAAGGCAATCGCGAGAATAATTTTTCTGTTTGTCATTTTTATTTGTTTTTAATGTTACGTTTACTTGTTGTTTTTTTAGTTGTTGTTTTAATTTCCGGCCCTTTAGGTTTTTCTTCCGGAATGTCGTCTTCGAAGTTCTCAGGATTTCCTTCATTTATATTTCTGGTAATCCACGCGTAGAAGGGAATAAATGCTTTCCCAAATTCAATTTTCTTTCCCTTAAAGATGTTAAATCCAAGGAAATGAATCACAACTGTTATGTAGTAAATTGCTATTAACAGTACGATCAGTTCAATGCATAGTTGTATCAACATATTTCTGTATATTTAGTCGTTAAAATTAATGACTGAGAAACGTTTTTTGAGTTCTTCATAAATCATTTTGCACGGTTTACATCCATAATTATAATAGATATCGAATTTCCCTTTAACGAGAACTTCGTGGTCATCTTTATAATCCCAATGTTCTTGTACATACATTCCGAAATCTCCATTCTTCAAACACTCACAGTCAAAATCTTTTAAAATCTTGTCTATGACTTTTTGAATAGCTTCTTCGGTTTTTCCTTCAACAGTGCAAAAGATTTCCGTAGAAGAATTCGTAATAACGTCTATGACGCTATGTACTTGAATCGTTCCGAGTTTTATTTTAGTTGTTGCTGTATTCATACCAATCAGGTGAATAAACCAGTTTAACCAGGAGATCAAGGAACTTATCATATTTGGGGTCTTTTGATTTAACCACCAAAAATGTCTGAATCCCTGAATCATAATCTTCAAGTACTTCAGGTACAGAGCGGGTTCCGTCCATTATTTCTTTGACAACCCTTTTAATTTCCTTTTCCTTTTCTTTGTAGGGCAATTTCGGATCGATACCAAGTTCTTCCTGAAGTTCGTCAGAATCGATATCTTCACTTCCATACTCGATCATCTGCTCCAGATTCCATTCTTCCATTCTGGTAGATATTTCGAATACATCATCAACTTTCTTGTCTGAACCATCCATTTTTAGAAGTTCAGCCAACAGTTCGCGGGCCGGTTCAATAGAATTTTCACTATGAACGAATATCTCTGTTGATGAATTTGTAATTACATCAATCTGAGAATGTACGGGAATTTTGATAACTTTATCCATCTCTTGTTGCTTCGTGATTGGGTGAATATAAAAAGTTTTCGACTAAGCTTCCAAGTCTTTCATACTCCGCCGATTTTGGAATAAGAGACAAAATCGTTGTAGGTGTGTAATAATCACAACAAGATTCTGTTTTTTCAGCATCGTTAAACCATTCAGGTTTTGGAGTTTTTCCGGCTGTAACATCTTTGAGCAATTGATCAATTTCATCAATGTTTACTCCTTCAATTTCATTTTCTCGGGCATATTCTTCATAAGGCCAAGAATCTTCACAAGTAATCACAGTATCAAAAACATCTTCACATGTTTTTTCAATACCGAAAGTTTTAAACAGCTCATCAATCATTTCTTTGAGAGCTCCTACCGAATTCTCACTGTATGTAAAAATAACAGTGGATGAATTGGTAATCAAATCCGTTGTGGAATGAAGTGGAATTTTTATTTTCATTTTTTAGAATTTAATAATTCAATTGCTGCATCAGTCAGTTTTTCTTTCGGGACAATCATCGCAGCAAATATAGCATTTTTGAGAATATGATTTAATCCCTGAGATTCTTTTAACGCATCTCCCGAAAAAGCAAACGGAAGTCGTATGTATGGATTTCTACTTGAGGCTGCATATGCTTGGCCATCAAATTCAGTGGTAAAAAGAATTACTTCATCATCTTTGATTTCCTTACTAAGGAGATCGATGAATTCTTGTTTAGTTGTTAATTGCGTTGCCATTATCCTAAGTGGTATCTTTGAGTGTGATAACCGAAAGCAGATTCAATCCATTCAAACATTTCATGTGGAATTGAATTATCACTTTCGCTTTCAATAAAAATCTTGCCGATGTTTTCTTTCTTTTCATATCCCCATCCAGGTTCATAATCCCGATTAGGATATTGTTTATTAAATCTTTCCATTTCAGCCATATCTGCATTGTACCTGTCTTCAGTATAAATGTAAACATTGCCAAAAGTGTCATTCCAATTTTTGATAGGTTTGTATTCAGCTTTTTCGTTCGAAGCTAAAGAATACCTTTCATTAGTGACATAATGAGAACCAAAAATACCTTGAACAGCCATTTGATTCCAATGGTCAAGCATTACCTGAAGTAATTCTTTTACAGCCTCAATAGACTTAGCGTCACCTAATACGAACAATTCGGAAGAACTGTTAGTAATAACGTCTATGAATGAATGAGTGCTTATTGCTATGATCTGTTTCTTCATCGTCAATTTCATTTTTAATGGCCCATATGTTGGTTCCAATAGAGGTTAACAGTGCTAATATAATAATAGTTATGATAGATGGTACCGTTGGCTTTAATTTTATGTAAGAAAATTCCTTATTAAAATCTCTTTGTTTATAAATATGCAAGTTTTTATCAAACCAATCAGCATATTCCATCATCCCTTTGTTATCAAGTGTATCAATAGAAATAGCTTGCATTTTTGAAGATTCGGCAATTCCTGTAGGCATTCCCCATGAAAATGTATGAACCCATTGCAGGGTATTATCCTTATTCAAACTTAGACATACAACTATTTCATTTTTATTTCCCTTGACCCAGTAGTTTTCTTGATATGAGGCATTCACTTCTGGAGTGCCGCTTGGAAATATAAGAATCCAAAGACGCAGGGAATCTGACACCCCAAATTTTCCATTTAGCTGACGGAATCGTTGGTGAACATCTTCGGAAACATTTCCCCCGAGTATTGTTGGAAAATAAAGTCCATCGTTTCCTCTTGGCCCCTTTTCAGGATATTTGAATAATTTTAAACTGTCAGCATCCTTTTCCTTTACAATAGAAATATTGAAAACTGATAAGTCAGAAGCTTTTACACGGTTTTCATAAACTCTTCGAGAAACAAATGGAACCCTTGTCAAATCAACATTATTCCATTCGCATTTATAAAAATGAGAAACCTGGCCAACCCTCTGCCCTTCAAATTTAGTTCCTTTAGAACCAACAGCCCAATCTCTTGGGGAATGATTTTTAATTTGTTTAATGGTTATCTTTGGTGTTCCCCATAAAGCCTTCATGTGTTCATATTCGGCCTCAGTTATATAAACTCGTTCACCAATGTTAGTTTCCATATACCATGATGGACCATAATCATCTTGATGAGAACAATCATATGTTTCATCACAATATTCTGTATTTCCATCACTATCCGTACCACAAGGAACCGAACGTGTACAAGTCTGATGATGCCATTCATTGTATGGTTCTTCTTCGTATACTTCTACAACAGTAGAACCCCACCACTCGTCAAATTTTAGATTTGATGTGTCGAAAATTAATTTGGTTATAACGATAACGATCAGAGTACAAGCAATTGGAATGAAGAATTCCCACCATCTAAACTTGTGTTTGAAGAAGATGTAAAATCCAAATGTGGTAAATATTGGAATGAGGAGTGTTAGGTAGATAAGCATTTAAGCGTTTTGTTTTGGTGTTCCAAAGATACTTCTGAAATGTCGGTCACAAACATATTGTGTTAGTTCATGTCTTTCTTTGAGAGGGTCATCATCGAAAAGTGTTTCTTGAACTTTGTGGGTAGCTGGGACCAGTTTATGCTCCTGGCCCCAACACATACCACATTTTTCTCCCTGACAGTATTTTGAGACAAATTTACTTGCTTCCATCTTTCTTGGGGAATAACTCTATATCATTTTCTTCACCCGTGCGCTGAACTTCTTTGGTCAAAGCGGATGTAATCGGTGTATAATCATAAGCCGGGCGTTTTCCACAGATAATGCTGCGAGGAAATAAATCGCGCATATTTTCATGTTCCCGGTTCATGTCGGTCATTTTTGCCTGTTCGACAAAAAAGCCATTACGTTCTGTTTCAATGGAATTCTGGACATCTTTATAAAGTGATAAATCAAATGTTGGATTCTGTTCGGTAATCCACTTCATAAGAGTACCATCACCCTGGGAATATCGGCCTTCAATAAGGGGTACATAGATTTCTTTGAAAGCTTCTTTGGCTGCATCAGCAACACCAGCTTTCTCTTTCAGGATTTTCCACATTTTGTCGAAGTAAAGGCCGATCACTTCTTTCTGTGCATCCATTTTGTTAACCAGGCGTTTTTCATCATTCGAAACTCCGATAGCCCAAATAGCAATTCCGATTCCGAGGATTAAAACTACACCTAAAGCAATAAGTTTTCCTTTCATAATTGTGTGATTTGTTCGTTAATAATTTTTGCTAATATAAACAAAAAAACGAAAACAAAAAATTTTTTCCAACTATTTTATTAAATAATTGACTTCGAACTTCTTTTCTTTAATTTCTTGTAATGGATTTTTAAGTGCCTCTTTCCAAAGGGAGTTTAATCTTTCAACATAAATTATGCCTTCTAAGTGATCATATTCATGTTGAATTATTCTTGCTGCCATTCCATCAAATTTATGAACATGATGTTTCCAATATTCATCATAATATTCTAATTCTATTTCGGCACTTCTTTCTACCATAGCGGTAATAAGGGGAACGGAAAGGCATCCTTCGGTAAATTTTACTTTATCTCCAAATTCTTTTCGAATGTATGGATTTATAAATATACCTCTAAAACCAAAATCATCGGCACGTTGACGAGTTACTTCAATGACAAAAATTCGTAATGGAATTCCGATTTGAATAGCTGATAATCCTACACCATTAGCTTTATGCATGGTTTCAAACATGTCATCTATCAACTCATGAATGTTTGGAAAATTTCTTGGAATTTCTCCAGATTTCTGAGTTAATAAATCACTTCCATATGTTACTATAGGATGTATCATAAGTAAAGATTATTATTTAATATATACTCCCAAACATCATATAACAGGAATTTTTTAGAAGCATCTATATCTCTCTTTATTAATTCTCTAACTACTGTTGAAGAAACATTAATGACATCCGTTTGTATAAAAATATGTGGTGCATTTAAATACCAAGAATTAGGAATGACTTCATATCCTGGTCTAGAAATTACAACAAACGGAATAGCTTTTTTAAGTAATTCACTATTGGCCCATTTATCAAAAATATTTGCATTATCTAAACCAATAACCATGCTAAAGTTATGATTTAATTCTTTTTCTTGTTTTAATCGATTTATGAAATCATATGTTCCATTTGAAAGCTGATGTTTAATTTCATAGTCAAACACACGAATTCGTTTATCTGTTTCAGCTACAATTTCACACATTTTTAATCTGTGATCAGACGATTCCATCATCTTATTAAATCTGTGTTTAAATGTTGGAGTTATCCAAATTTCATCAAACCCATGATTTAAAACAGCCTGAATTACTTGTATATGTGCTAAGGTGATGGGATTAAATGCACCACCATAGATAGCAACATTCATATCGATTGAATTTGCAAATCAAAATCTGTAAAATTATCAAATTTTTCTTTGTCGGTTTTTATACGATTGGCAATTTTGTCATCATCCCATCCTCTTTCCTTCATTCGTTCAATTCGAACATTTTCAGGAGTATTGACAAACATTACTAATGATTTCTTTCTGTGCTTTGGTTTCAAATGTTTAATTCCATCTGTTTCCATTATGAATACATCAGAATGTTTGAATTCCCATAAACCAGTACCATAATAGTTTCCATTATATTCAACCCATTCATAAAAGGCATTGTCCTTTATCATTTTTTCAAATTCGTTCTTGGAGATAAAATTATAATCGACTCCAAATTCTTCTCCTTCCCTGGGTTCACGAGTTGTATATGATACATCAAAACTAAATCCCCTTTCGGCAAATTTAGATCTAATGAAATTTTTTCCTGATGCAGTGGGTCCAACTAAAATAATTCGATTTTGTTTTTTCATACGTTTAATAATTAATGCTATAGTAAATGCTCCTAATATTAAAAATCCTATCCATCCTAATAAAAATGCAAAGAATAATAATATTATGAAAATAAGGAGCCAAGTTTTCATTCTTCTCCTTCAAATTCAACATCTTCAACAGAGTCCCATTCTTCATCAACGACACTGGCTGATCCAGAGAATCTATATCCTGATGGAGAATAACCATCTGCATGATAGAAGAAGCAATGACCATCACCAGCGTCATCATATTGATCGCCGAGTTCCCAAAATACTTCAACTTCAAATCCTCCAAGACTTTCTGGAAGTCTTTCATAGGTAGTTACTTTACTCATTTCACAAGTTTTTAAAAATTAATACTATTCCAGCAATTAGACCGATTATTGCTAATACTCCTATGAATATCGCAAGCCCAATCCACCAAGGTGAGAATACCCACCACCAAGACCAATCAATAACATGGGTTAATTTAAGAACCACAAATATAGCAACTAATACAGTTGCTAATGATACGCCACCTGAAGCTGCTGCTTTTGATTCTGCCATTATGTTCTAAGTTTAAAGTTTAAGTTTTTTGCTCTTTCGTTTTTTTCATAGCAATCTTTGCAGATAGTGTAAACCCACCCTTCGGTTTGGCCCACATTTTTGTTTGTTCCACAGGTTTCACATATGCTATATGACATGTGTTCTGCAAGCCATATCATGCCATGAATCATTTGATCTCCACCTGCATAAAAACAAAGACCTCCCCATTTTTCCTTTATCTGAGAAACATGCGGAATAGGTTTATTATTGTTTTTACAATAAGAATAAATTGTGTCCATTAATTGATCTAACAACCAATACCAGCCATTTCCGCATTCAATTCCAAACTGCATTGGAAGAACTATTTTCTCTTGATTTAATAATTTTTCAACCTCGTGTATAACGGGTTGTGAAGGATCAATCATAGGAGTTTCATTCTCCTTCAAATATTCAAAAAATTCTGGATATTTACTTACGAGTTTATTTTGTAATTCTGCTTTCATCTTTTTTAACTATAAATGAATATTCTTCTATAGATATTTCATCCCAAATATAAATAAGTTTTATTGTATTTTTCAGATTTATTAAATCTAATACAATAATCATCATATCCTCATCTAAATCCGTACAGAAGAAAGTTTTTACTTCTCCCAATTCATAGGTCCAATATTTCGTTTTAACGGAATCTATTCTAAGATTCGTAACCTCTCCATCATATGTTGCATTATAAAATGTAATGGAATTTTTATCTTCTTTTATGGAAATAGTAGTTTCTTTGGATTCAACAGTACTTTCATATGTCGGTGAATATGCTACAAAACTATCATAAGTTTGTGAAAACAAACTCATTGAAAATAATAGTAATGCAGACAATACCCAATATTTCATTTCTTTATTCGTTTCTTTGTTTTTGCCCATAAAGAGGCATTTCCCGAAAAATATTCATATTCGCTATTTTGAGTTTTAAAGCGAACATAATGTCCATCTTCCTTTTCAATATCCTCGATAATTTCGGTTATAGGAGTAGTCATCCACCAATCTTGATTGGAATATGATCTTGCAAATGGACTACCAACTTTAAGAGAACAACCGATCATTGGTTTATGACCGGCAATTTCTTTAAATGTTCCATCTTCATTCCATGCAATGGCATCAACCATTGAACCGGCATCTCCTGCCCCATCAGATACTCTTCTTAATTCTGGCATTTTTCTTTAATTTAAATCTTTTATTCTTATAAGCTGATTCCAGGTCAGAAGTTTTTAAATCATCTGGAATTTGTTTCAATTTTTTATACGATCCATCTCCTTCTCCTTCAGAAATATAACCTAATAAAGACAATCTTCTACGATACAAATCTAAACTTGATGAATTCAAACATCTAATTAATTCTTTCCTATAAACTGTTTCTCCTATTGGTATAGAATTAATATAATCTTTTAGTTTAGAAAATGCACTCATTGTACATCTGGTTCAGCCCTTACGACAACATCTTTTTTACGATATTTTCGATCAAGAGATAATTCTATATCAACGGCATCATGAATACTGAAATTTCCTCCTAAATGAGTTACCGCTTCATATGTTTGTATGATGCGGTCTGCCATTTCATTGTCAACTCCAATTTTTTGAAGTCCCAAAGCAATTCTAAAATAATTAATTTTTTCCTCTTCGGACAATGGAAACTTCTCTAATTGTTCTAGGGAAGTTCTTCGATTTCGATTACCTCTATTTTCTGCCATAAAAATATTTTTAAAAATAACTTGAGCGTACCCAGGATTCTGTTTTATCTCGTCATTTCTCTAAGCACCAACCCGACCTCATTGGCCTGCTTTCCGCCTCGGTCTGTTTGGCTCGCATCCTCTGCGGTAGTATCGGGGTTTAGCCCTCCCGCATTTAGCAGAGATGTCCTGAAGTTCCTCTTCTTGCGAAGCGACAAGTCCTCTTAGTTATTTAAAGAACAAATATAAACAATTTTTTAAATATTAGCACAAAGTTCGACCATTTTTTTATTTACAATATTTTTGGCCTTATCCTTGTATTCCTTTCTTATTTTTTCTTTTGTTCGTTCAGGCAATGAAGAATAATTATTAAATCCATTGCCGGCAATTCCCCATGCATATTTCACAACATATGATTGCATGTATGCTTCACGATCCAATAATTGACTTCTTTTGTTGTTTATAATGAATTCTTTTATTTTATAAATAGAAGTGATGTTAAAACGATAACAGTGGCTTTTTATTTGCTTAAAGGTCAACGTAGATTCGAGAGTTTTTAATAGTCTCATTATTTCAGGTTTCATTTCCTTAAAATAATTTTCAACTCTTCTTTTTCTTTGTTCTTGTTCTTTGGTTCTCAAAACACTACGTTTCTGGCGAAGTTTATCTTTGTTATCTTTATGCCATTGTTTAGAATATGCTTTGTCATGTTCATATTTTTCTTTGTTTTGCCGACGAATATTTTTTTGTTCTTTCGCACATTCTAAACACCGAATGGAAACAATCGTTCCATTTTTATATGAGTAAACTCCGTGCTTGGTCATGCCATGCTTGCCTTTTTTGCAAATTGCCCTCGTATTACCTGTTTTCATTTTTACACAATTTATAAATTAATTCGTCGTTGTCCTTTTTTAATTTGCGGCACTTTTCCATTAATTGTTTATTTAGTCTCAAAAGTTCTTCGTTATATTGTAACTTTCTTAACTCCTTTTTTTCTTCTTCTGATCTTGGATTGGAATTTAATTGCCGAATAGTTTCTTCAAGTTCAGTTATGTAAGATTGACACTTTCCAACTTCAACACTTAATTCTGAATTGTTCTTTTTTAATTGTTTTATTTCATCTTGTGCAAAAAGAAGTTTTTCAAAGTCTGTAAAGTGATTTCTTACAAATATTTGATCTTCATGTTCGTCACTCATATCAACAATATACTACAAAGGTTTCTCCTTGAACAAAATTATCGATAATATTTTCTTTGAATCTCGCTTTATTTTCTTCAGCAGTGTTGTCATATTCAACACCAAATCCCCATGGAACTCCTTCTTCAACAGATACCTTTCCTTCCCGGATTTTTATTCCACCCTCTCCTTTGACATTTCCTTCTCCTGAAAAGTATTTTTCCCAATGTTCTAAAAGAGTTTCCATTTTAAAAACATCGGCGCTGTCCCACATCCCATCGGCATAAAATGACCGATTGGCACCTTTTCTTTGATAACCAACTTCTTCGCAAAGACAACCTTTATATGGTTGCATAATGGTTCGAGCATTATTGAATGTAAGAACCTTGCCATCCTTCATAATAAATTGAAAATCACCTGGGTGAAAGTCATCATCTCGATAAGAATAGTCATCATCTCTTCGATCAATGGCTTCCCATGTATACCCCTGTTCAGCCAATAATCCTTCAAGATCATACACAGATTCCTTCGATTCAAAAATAAAATCCTTAAAGAATTCTACGAAATCTTTATTCAGCTCTTCGTCAATGTAATGAACATGTAAATTTGTAGTGTTAGCATATTCTTCTTCCCTTATTTTTTCAGGATCGCGACCATTTAATGGCTGAATCTTATAAAGGCAAATATCAAGTCCCATAATTAATTATATGTAGGTTCTACTCCAAATACATTCGAAATATAATTTATGAAGCCTTCACTCATATATCCCCTTTCCCATGATATAATAATAGCTTCAGGTTCTTGCGGAACTTCAGGGGGTATTACTTTATACCCTCTGCTTTCAAGATGTTTAATAGCATCTTGACTATCAAAAATTCCACAATTTCCATCATAATATTCTGGATTTTCAATAGATACATACGGAATATGTTCTCCATATTTTGGCGGAAATTTCTTTAAAGCTTCATTAACAATTTCTTGAACATATTGAAGTCCTTTTTCTTTATCAATGATAAACAATTCAGTACTTGAATTTGTTATGACATCAATCACTGAGTGTAATCTGAGTATAAAGCGAGCGCTATTTTTTCTTGTTTGTTTTCCCATTGTTTAATTTTTTCTTTTTTTATATTTTCTCGTCTTTCAATGATAGCCTGTTTCTCTAAATATCTGTTACACCATTCACGGAATTCTTTAAGCTTACTCATTTGGAAAGTTTTTTACGTTTGTTCTTTTCTTCATATGCTTTACTTCCAACTAATGGAGATAAAGAACCTGGAATTCTTGCAATGGCTCCAGGCTGTTGCAAGTACCAATATGCTAATTGTGTAGCAGCGCCTAAAGTATTTCCTGAATGCCCTTTATCTAAGTCCGGAACATAATTCCACCTGTCACTGCTTTCTGAAAATTCTTTAATTTTGTCAGTCGTTTTTAGAGTGTTAGCAATGAGAACGGCTTGAGTACAACAAAATAATTCATAAGGTTCAAGTTCATAACAAAATCTTTCATTATTTTTTCGAAAGTTATCAATTCTTTGTTTAAACTCAGGAGGAAGACTTTGATATTGTTCATCATATTTGTCTTTATATTTTTTGTAGTCTTCTTCTTGTTTTCGATGATATTCAGCAACCCATTTTTTATGGTCATTGTCAAGGTCTTCATCTGATTTATAAAACACCTTTCTATCATTCAAAAAAACACCACGAATTAAGCTACCTTGTGTTGTATGTAGAGTAATTTTATCTCCAACTTTTGGAGTAACACCCCATTCTTTACTTAAGAAAAATCCACTTCCAGGAAGACCAACACTAAAACCATCTTCTTGTTCAACAACTTCTTTAATTATTCCTGTTTCAGCCATCATTTTGATAAATCTCTTATTTTTTCTCCAATGTATTTTTTATCGAGTGTATAGATCGCATCATGCCAAAGAAAATACTCATCTCCTGATTGAGCTACTGTAATGGTATCTCCTTTTTTAATAGCCCCTATTTTAACGCGAAAATTTTTTCTACCAAAAGGATTAGAGTTTTTTATTAGCGAAATAGTTTTAGCAGCTTTGGCTTCAAATGCTTTCATTTATTTTTGAATTTCATCTTCTTCTTTTCTTTCTTTGTAAACACTTCCTTGCGGTCACTTTTATTTTTGACATGAGGACGATTTGCTAATTCAGCATAAAGTAAATCTTTATTTACTTCTGAGGCATCATAATATCCCGGATAATAATACCTATAACGTAAATCTAAGAGTTGCTTAGTACTCATTTGCTTGAACATTTCAGGAATGCTGTCTTGCAAATGTTGATAAAGAGCTTTGTTTTTCTTTTTGACTTCTGATGTAGTTCTGTTTAACCGGTCCATAATCATTCTCATGCGATCTCTCTTTTTTTCTACATCCTTTTCTTTTTCTTGACGTAGCATATAAAGATTCCGCCACTGATCAAAAGTCAAATGCTTCTCTTCAATTGGTCGTTGTTCATAACGATCCTTGAGAGCTAAAGAAAGAAAAATGTTGAATGGTGATTTAGGGTCCTTACTGATTTTTGAAAATATGTCATCGGTAGGTAATTCCCTTAACCCATCAACAATTTCTTCAGGTTTTTTGGGCTCAAGTTTAAAACTCATAATTTTATTCTTTTCCGAAAACTGAATCCTGGCAGGACTGACACATTCCACTTACATGAAATTCCTTTTTGGAAAGTTCATCTCTGAAATCAGCTTCGTTGATAACTTCTTCACAACAAGGGCATTTTCCTTCTTCAATAAGCTTTACTTCTCTGTCGAATCCAGCTTCCTTTAACATCTGTTTGTTCATGACGTGTGTGTATTAAATTATTATTCAGACCATTCTTTTAAGCCAACATGCCACATGTGACATTCAGGGCACTTATATACTACATATGATGGATTTATTACCCCAATGGAAAGAAGTTTTTCAAAGTAATTCTGGGCATCCTTAGCCGTTTTGAACTTGGAACGCATAATTGATTGTTTACCTTTATAACGGAGGCATGTACCAACGTCTTTATAAGATGATTTTACGGGCTTCTCCATTTCTTCTTTTATTAACCTATTTGAAATAATTTGTCTCATATAAGTGTGTGTTTATACAGCAAATATAATAAATACTTATGAGACTAAAAAATATTTTTTACTGTTTTAGCATTAAATTAACATTTTTTAACAATTCTACCTAAGTACCATTCATCAGGAATATCACAATTTTTATTAATTTTTTTATTTTGAACTCCGTTTGTTATCCAATGAGTTCCATATTGTGAATTTTTTTGTCCAAGTTGTTTTATTGAATTTGAAAAACCTATTTTTTGTTTAGTTTCTTCTTTATGTTTTCTTCCTGTCCAATTTGGGGGATTTGGAATTCTGGTTCCATTTTTATAAGAATTTATCATATAATTAGAGTGTTTAATCGATAATTTATTTTTCCAATCTTCATCATTTTCCCTTAACCATTTCATTCTGACATTGCCTCTAATACCATTTTGACTTTGCATTTCACTACTCCATCCCCCTCCACCACCAGGCTGTAAATTCATACATAATGGATCATTCAATAATTCTTCATTTATTATTTTAAATTCTTTCTCCTTTAATTCTAATTTATCTTTACAAAATTCAATTATTTCTTTTTTATGATTTTCTTTTCCATATTTTCTTATGGAATATCTTAATCTTTTTCCTGAACCTAAATATTCGTCATCAATATTATAAGTAGAATGCATTCCATAATAATATCTATTTGTTATAGAACAGGTTGTTTTATAAATATAATGAAATTTTATTTTACTTCTAGACATGGATATATAGTTTATTTATATATCCAGTCTAGAAGGGACAATTTTGTCCATTTGGTGGTATGTGGGATTCGAACCCTTCACTACAAGTTCCACAGACTTGCGTGCTAACCGTTAACACTAATACCACCGTATACCAAGGCTGCATCAACATCAAATGCTTCTTTGGTGGCCATTTCCAAAGACACGGTTCGTTCCGTGATTACACCAAGTGCGGAGAGTGCGGGATTCGAACCCACGGACCAATCTCTCGATCACAGCTTTCCAGGCTGCCGCAATAGACCAACTCTGCCAACTCTCCAGTTTGTCATCCCTAAAACTTCCGCTACTTAAAACAGGGATAACTTTAGCATCGTTTTCAGTGGCGGAGAGTGTGAGGTTCGAACTCACGGAACACATATCGCGTTCAACAGCTTAGCAGGCTGCCCCGATAGACCACTCTGGCAACTCTCCATGTTATTCATACATTTTTATAAATTGTTTTCCGTATTTATTTTCAACGTATTCAAAAATATATTTCATGTCATTTCTAAATAATACCTTTAAAAAACCTTTAAATTGAGAAATTTTTGCTTTGTTTTTTTCATCTATCCATCCTTTTATTTCTATGTACAAATTGTCTTTTAATATTTTAAAATCTGGATAATATTTATAAATTTTTTCCTCAAAAATATATTCAAATCCTTTAGTATTACGTTCAAATTTTATTCCGTGATCTAAATTATAAATAACCCAAGCTAATTCCCAACTACTGTCACACCAAAATCCTTTATACCACCCATGTTTACCTCTTCCTGAGTTTTTTCGATATCCGCCCCCACCTATTTTTTTAACGCCTTTGCTAATTTTGTCTTTAAAATCATCTGTTACATAATGGTCAACACAATATCCTGTTTTAGTTTGATGATGAAGTTTTTTTCCGCATGTTAAACAATATCTAATTTTTCCTTCAACAAAATTAAATGGTTTTCTACCCATATTTATAATTGAAGCCCTGCAACTATTAGAACAAAATCTAACATCTTTTCTTTTTGATTCAAATTCATTTCCACATTTTTCACAAATAAATTTTCTTGATTTTCTTGCCATTCTTTTTATTTTATATATCTAAAATCAACAGCATATTATTTCAAGAAAATACTTAGTCCGGACGGTAGGACTCGAACCTACATTGTTCAAAGAACCCAGTGTATCAGACTGGTGACTAAACCATTCATCCACATCCGGAATAGTCCCGATGGAGGGATTCGAACCCCCAACCTCGTGGATATAAGCCGCTTGCGCTAACCGTTGCGCCACATCGGGTCTTTGCGGAGGCGATAGGACTCGAACCTACACTCCATCTTACGACGGAACCGGTTTTCGGGACCGGGGCGATACGCAATTACGCTTTACACCTCCTTTGGCGGATGAGGTGGGATTCGAACCCACGGACCAATCACTCGATCATTAGTTTTCAAGACTAACGCCATAGACCACTCGGCCACCCATCCATTGGAGCTCTTTTTGGGGATCGAACCCAAGACCTCTTCCTTACCAAGGAAGTACTCTACCGTCTGAGCTAAAAGAGCATATAAAACAAAAAAGGGAAGGTCTTTTTAGGCCTTCCCTTAATTTTTAAAGTTAGTACTTCAATTTACATAAGAAGGCCACAGACAACTTTCAGTTGAACTAATCGAACTAATATGTATGCTATGACACTTCATTCTATAAAAATTTCTTTTATTATATATACGCAAAAATACAAAAAGTTTTTGAATCTAAAAAATTTTTTGCAGCTTTTTTTATCTAACTCCTGTCGAAGTTGTTGCTCCTCCTTCTAATGGAACTCCAACAACTAAAATTTTTCCATCCTTTTTAACAACGGATAAAGACCCAATCTTTTTATCTTCTAATCTCTTAGCTGCTAATTTTAATAGCTCTATTTTCTTTTGTAATTCCCATCCTAGTATAGTCTCTTTAATTTTAGGATATTTTCCAAATTGTCTAGCAAAAGCAGTTTTTACAGCTGAATTTACTTTATCTTCATCATTAGGATTTTTAAGGGCTAAAGAAATTGCTGATTTGGCACCAGCGAAGAAATCACCTATTCCTTCATCAATTTTATCAAAGTCTTGTAATGATTCCGCTACTAACTTAACATCTTCCATCTGAATAATTAATTTTTATATATATCCTCGACGTATTTCATCAGTTTTCTTAGATCATTATCAACATTAGAATTAAAAAGACCGATGTTAGTTTTTAGAAATTTTATACGATTAGTTCTATAAACAGACTTAGGAAGATGAATAAATTCTTGTCTAATTAAATGTTCATTCTTTAAAAGTGTTTCATATCCATCATAAAATTGATGATTGTCCGCTTCCCAAAATAAACGAACTAAATATTGTGATGGACGTTTGCGATATTTAGTTGCTTCGATCATTGCCATCACAGCATTCCGTATATTCCAATTATCACCCTTTGTTCGAAATTCAGAAAGAAATCGACGTATTGATTCATCTTCATTATTTCTAGAACTTTTAGGATCATAGTAACAATCATGAAAAAAAGCAGCTAACACTAAAGCATCATAAAATTCATTAGGCAGCCCAAATCTATATTTGTCTAAATATTTTAAGACAGATATTAAATGCTCAGTTGTGTGATATTTTCTATGAGGTTCACTCCAAGCTTGTTGCAATTTTAAAGAAGAATCAGAATGCAGATATTTATCTAATATTTCCTTATAAACAATAAATGGATTCATTTTAATAAAACATAAAAGTTGGACAAACTATTGTATATTTTGATGTAACAACAAAATCAAATGTATCTCGAGGAGTATAAATTTTGACTAGATAACCACAAATACTATCATTCATATTATAAAATGTATATCTATTCATTTGTTGGCTTGAAGCATGATGTAAATCTCTTTGTAATTCCCTGTCCAAATCAAATCTCTTTTGAAGAATTGATCTGCGAGTAGAATCTGGGTAATTTAATTTAAAAACACTATCTCTAAATCCCCTAAGACCATCTATTTGTGTTCGAATTAAACGAACTTTATTTTCGTAAAATTCAAGTGAATCAATAATATCTACATAATAAATAGTGTCATAAATAGATACATTATTTATTTTAAAATGATTACGATGTCTGCCATCTTCAAAAGATTTTATTATTTTTTGCTCTGGAGAAGGGCCACATGAAAATAATATGAGAGATAATATTATTAAAAGTTTTTTCATTCTACGTATAAGTCTGCAAGTAAATTATATTGCCACACTGTTAACCCTAATTTTTTTCGTATTTTACGTATTCTTAAATTATTCAATATTACTGCTGAAAACATTGAACCAACTAATGCTGTTAATATGATAGCATAAAGTATTACTATAGGCAAAATGGCTGCCTTGGGTAATCCTAAAACTGTAGCAAAAAATCCTGAAACAAATAAAATAAGTAAGATAGCAGTTATTATTTTACTTGGTTTCAAATTTTCTTCCGTAGTTCCTTGAGAAAAATATTTGTAAATAAATTTTATCCACTTATTTGGCAAATGCTGATTATAAACCTCAAGAAATTGTTCTTTCGTAATATCTTCCATAGTTATTTTATTTATTTTATTCTTCAATTCATCAAAAGTTTTAATCTTCCATTTTAATCATAAGATTTAGTTATTGAATTCGATATCTCGATTATTTTTTGATATTCTTCAGGAGTCAAACTATTAAATAGATAATAGATAGGATTTACTTTTTGCCCATCCTTTATAACTTCATAATGTAAATGAGGACCTGTAGATATTCCTGTATTTCCAACATATCCAATTATTTCTCCTCTTTTAACTTGCTGTCCAATCTTTGCTTTAAATTTATTCATATGGGCATATAAGGTTCTATATCCATATCCATGATTGATAATCATCACATTTCCATAGCCTTGGGAATCTTTGCTAGTATAAGGAATTGCATATTCAACTACCCCGTCCCCAGTTGAATAAATAGAAGTTCCTGTAGGTGCTGTAAAGTCCAATCCATAGTGGAATTTTTGAATGTTATAAACTGGATGAATTCTCATACCCCATCCTGACGCAGTCCTTTTTAAATCTTTATTATCAATAGGCTGAATAGCAGGCAAATGAGTTAGCATTTCTTGATGTGAATAAGCAGTTTTAACCATTCCATCTAAACGATATAATTCTTTTGCTAATCTTGCGCTTAATTCAGATAGTTTTTGATTTGTTAATTCAACCATTTGACTGTATTTATTTCCTTCTAAATCCTCATAATAAACATTTAATTCCTTTTTTGCTATGGTATTAACATCGAACAAGGATTGATAAATGATACTATCATTTTGTTTAATTTGTTCTAATGTGGCTTCAGTTTCAATCATCCTTTTATTTACATTATCAAATTCGTATAACAAATATGCAACATCTTGTTTTAATATTTTTTCTTTAGGTGTTGTATAAAATGTAGCAATTAAAATAAAAACAATAAATGCTATAACTGATTGAAAAAGTAAAAAGGGAATGATGAATTTTAGTCTAAAAAACTTATATCGTTGATACGAAACAGTATCTTTTTGATATGTATAAAACTTCATCCATAGAAATAATTTTATTATATATCCAAACAAAAAAAGAGCTCTAAACTAGAGCTCTTTTTATATGTGAAATTGAAAAATTATTCGTGGGTAATCTTTATAGTGGAATTTACCTTCACATCCAATTTTTCCAAGTTTTTGGTACTTTTCTTTTTACCGTCTGTCCAGGGATCGTTATGTGTTTCGCACTGACCGAGATAATAGCTGTCAGTATACCATGAACCGTTCGGATAGTCCCAGGCCTCAATTGCCTATTCGGTTATTTGTCCGGGAGTCATGTGATATGTAGTTGACTGTCCGATACCAAGCATTCGTTCGTCATTATAATCGCTGCCTGCCTGTGTACAATCGACATAAATCACCTGACCTGTATGGTTAGTGACAATTACAGTTCCAAAATTATCCTTTTCACAAGGTTTTTTAGTACAGGAATTTAATCCTAGGATCATCAATCCAGCTACTATAATAGCTGAAAATTTTAAAAGAGCTCTTGTTTTCATTTATTTGTGTTAATTAATTAATTACGAGGTACATTTATTCCACTTAATATGCTTCCTTTAAAGGCCCTTCCATATTCTCCCTTTTTATAAATAACAAGAAAAGTAGAAGACTCTGCAGAAAAAAGCAATTTGCATTTCTGATCATCAGCCATATCAATACACCCAGCAAACCAATTGAATGGTCCTTCTTGTTCATAATAACCTTCAAGTTTTAGATCCGTACAAACAAGTGCTGTCAAGTGATCTGTGGCTTCATATGCAACAATTTTGAAATATGTTTGATCGTTAAGAGTATATTCACAGAAATAACTATTGTGCTGCTCCAACGTTTTTGGTACATTATCACCATGAAATATGGCATTATGTGTCATAAAAGCAGTATACGTTATATCACCGCCAGCATCTCGAATTTCTTGCATTTCTGCAGCAAATGAAGTTCGGTTAGGATTATTGTTTGCAGAATTCATATCCTGCACGAAGGTTCCCCACCCACACGAGGTAAGAAACAATGTTGTGATGAAAATGATTAGTAGATTTTTCATATTTTTTATTGTTATTTGCCAGGTCCCCAATTTAATGTTCTTATTTCACATTGAGTTAATGGAAATGGTATAGTTGTAGTCCAAGGACCCCCCAACCCCAATTGCCAATTAGCTTCTGAAATACACCATGCCACAATATTTCCAGGTTTGATATTAAACGTTGTGGATTGATTAGGAGCCAATGCTACCACTGGAGTTGGGTCAATAGTTACACACTGTGGGCAGCTTGGGTCTTCTCTTGAACAATAAACTCGTATAGCATAAGTATTAGTGTTCTTGATTATCATCGTTCCATAATTTTCTTTAACACAACTTGGCGCAGAGGGGTCTACCATTATTATTATGGCGCGTGAATCCATGAATGGACTATCGAATGGATGTTCTGCATCAGCTATTTGCACAGTAATCTTAGAAATTGTTTCAGAATTCGTACGAGGAGCCTTCCACATTACAGTCGAAGAAGACGTTCCAGATAAGAAAGTTCCTGAAACACAAGACCATCTGTACATTATAGGGTCTCCATCTAGGTCTTGGGCTTCACATGATAACATCAATGTTCCTTCGCTTTCTACCGTTTGAGCACTTGCTATCAAATTAACGATATTAGGTGCTGTGTTCGGTTCTTCACACGAAAACATCAATAATATCAAAATCGGCAAAAAGATTAGTTTTTTCATGTTAATTTCCGAAAAGTGTAAATCCCAATGTTGCTTCAAATGTCCAGGCGCCAGCTTCTTCACACCATCCATAACCTCCGCCGAGTTTAAAGTTAACTCCGCCACTGTCATATTTGTAACCAACCATTATGATTGTCATAGGTAAAGTTGCTTCTTCGCCATATCCCCATGAACTTGTTAATTCATATCGGTAGCCTTGAGAAGCAACACCCACTGATGCATAATAAGAATATCCTTCTTCGTCTGCAGGAAGTGTGTAGTAAGTAAGAGCACCACCAATTGAGCTTATTTTATCACCACTCAATGGCATTTTACATGGCATCCATCCACCGCTTACTCCAAATTTTCCAATTTGAAGTTCACCACCAACGACACCATTAATCCAAGAATACCCTCCCTGGACACGTAATGCCATAGGAGTTTGTGCGTTTGTTATCATACTGAGTGAAACAAACATTACGAGGAAGAGCAAAACTTTTTTCATATTGTATAAATTTAAATGTTACTAGTTTGGAAAGAACCAAATTGTTGTTTTTGGATTAGGAATACGTTCGCCTTCTCCGGGTAAATAACCATAGACCTTCGCGTGCCCGTCAATAATATTATAGTACCGTCTTTTTCCAGTAAACATATCGACGTCAACCTGTTCTAAAAAATAATCATTGGATTTAACTGGAACCAGAAGTTCCATTGTGTCTCCGTAAAAGGTGGGCTTTAAAAGGGTCATATTGTGTAAGAAATATGACGTGAATATAAAACAAAATTTGAATCCAGAAAATAATTTTAAAAAAATTTTTACGAATATTTTATGAATGGGCATTTTTTTTATTTTTTCGAAACAAATTCAATGGATTTGTTTTAGAAAATACAAAATATAGCGTAAAGAAACAAGCTGAGACAAGGTAAAAAATGGAAATTGAAAGCCAATAATTGCCTGTCCAATCCAGTAAAGCCTTCAATAGCGCATCGTATCCTAATGGATTGAAGAAAGTTCCTAACATTAGAAACACAGTTGATAATTTTTCTTTTTTGACTACCACCCTCGTCGTCCATACTCTTTATTTTTTTAAACTATCAATTTGGTCTGATAGCTGCTTGATACTTATCCAAGCATAACGAAATGATTGAGCTAACATGTATGAAATCCCCAAACAAATCGTCAAACCGGCCATCCATCCCCCCAATAGTCATACTAACAAAGTAATATATTCCTACACTAATTGCAAATATGACACAGAACAAAATAGCCAACAAATTTTCAAGTTTATCACTCATCTTATTATATATTAAGCGCCCTCAGAAGGATTCGAACCCTCAACCATCTGATCCGAAGTCAGATGCTCTATCCAATTGAGCTATGAAGGCGATGGTGACCTTAAAGGGAGTCGAACCCATAACCTCCTGATCCGTAGTCAGGTGCTCTATCCAATTGAGCTATAAGGCCTTAAATACCGTATTCACTTCTCCAAGAATTCTTGAAAGAATTCTTTTCACTTCTTTTCAATGAACGAGATTCTCTTTTAAAGGATTCAACAACTCTTTTTCTATCTTTTGAAGAGTCAAATCCAACTTCCATTATCTCTCTTTTTCGATCTCTTAAATCTTTTCTTTTAGATTTATAGTTCTTCATTCACTTAAAGTTTTTTCAATTCCGCAATCATGTTGCATTTCATTAAACGGTCTATCTGGGGTTCCATTATAAACATATTCTATATAATGGAATACTCCTGTAGGAGCTGCCATGGGTTGTACTGAAACTAAATCATTTGCGATCAATGATGCAGTTGGACGAAGTATATTTAATTGAGGAAATCCATCAAAAATAAATCGTAACTCTTGTTTTGCTTCCCATTGAAGAACAAGTTCGTCAACTGTAATTGCCGATCTAATAATCAGTTCTTTCATTACCATATAAATCTCTTACCTTCTGAAGCCATTTCAGTGTTTTTATTTTGAACATGAATACCTCTTGGTTTTCAACCCCTTTACAAACAACTCCTTCTTGTAAATTTAATATATTTTTTTCAATTAACTCTAAATAACTTTGAGAAAAAATTCCCGCAAATATAAGTTTGCATGTATCTAATCCTTCAAATATTTTTATAAAATCAGATGGGGGCAAAATTCCTTTTCTATCTAAAAATACATCAAAAATTTTGACATCATGTTTTTCACTCCAATCATGCATTCCAGCAAAGCTTTTAGATCCATAAAATTCTCCAAATACTGTGATATTATCAATGTTTCTAAACGTTTTGTTTTCTAAGAATATCTTATCTAATTTTTCCGAAAATTTGTTTTTAAATATTTCAATACCTTCACAATATGGATCTTTAATAAATTTTATTCTGTCTTGTCTGGTTCCAAATTTTCCAAAACCATATGTAAAGCGGGATTTTTTAGATAATTTTCGATTCCATTCAGCTCTGAAATTGGAACCGTCTATTTTGTCAAATGCGAATACATATTTGCCAAAATAATCTTCACTCCATTTTGGTATGGAATTATAGGATTCCATCGACTATTGTGTTAATTTTTTCTGATTGTTGTATACTCATATTAAATAATCTCTGTATATCGTTTTGTATATGTTTGTCAACCTCCTTAGTCATTTCGGCTATTAAAACAGATTCCATCTGGGCAACTACATCAATTCCTTGTAAATTACTTAATTCTTCAACTAAAACAGAGTATCTAAAATGATTTTCCCATCTTATATCCCAAGCATCTATGTATTCTTGCGCTGTCATACACATCCTCCGCAACAACCCCAGGAAATTTCTTCGTTAATAACACTTAAAGCTTCTTCCTTAGCTTCTTCAGGAAAACCTTCAGGCCATTCACCTATACCCCAAGGACCATCTTCAACATGTTCACTCCAGTCATTGTCAAACCATACGCTGCCGCCACTTGATAAACAATATGATGGAAAAACCCATTCCTTTTCATCAACAGAAAGAATTAACTTACCACTACATAAGTTTGGATATGAACCATCATATGATACCAACTTTACGACCATAATTTTATTCCTAATACTAAAGCTATTGTTATAAATGCTAAAATTTCAACCCACCAAGTTCTATTTGGACATATTCCTTTCTTTGAAAATCTTGTTAAGGCAAGTGGTAAAGCAATTGCAGCAAAAGCAACCGTAACATACCACATATCAAAATCGATTATTATAGATAATTGACTAAAAATAATTGCGCATGCTGCTCCAATTATATGAACAGTCTCGGTCATTTTTTCTCGATACGCTGCTGCCGCACCTACAAAACAAATTCCCGCCCCGGCAAAAAACATTAATGGTGTTGAAGCTACAATGATAGCTGGAATTGCATATCCCCAAGACCATAAAGTAAATATAAATTTAAGATTGTCGGGAAGTGAATAATAACTATGGGAAATAGATGGTAATACACCATATCTGGCCCATATCCATGAAATATAACCAACAAATATGGTTAACATTATAATATAAAGTGCTGTCATAAATGAAAATTTAAATTGGTGATTCGGGAGCGACTCGAACGCTCAACCGACAGCTTAGAAGGCTGTTGCTCTATCCATTGAGCTACCGAACCATTGTTATTCGCCCATTTCTTCTTTTCTCTGCATGTATTGTCTGTATTTAGCTTTCTGTTTTATTTGCCTCTTTTTTACAGAAGGCTTTGTGAATTGTTCTCTTTCACGTAATTCACTAGCAACTCCAATCATGTTGAATTTTCTTTTGAATCTCTTAAGGGCTTTGTCAATATTTTCACCCTCATGCACCTTGATTATTAACATCTTTTGCTATTTTAATTTTTATTTCTTTTCCTTCAGGTTCTGTTTTAATATAAAGTAAAATTTCTGTATCTGTAATACTTTGGTATAAAATTCCCTCTTCGGATCCAATGAATTTTTCACCATTTACTTCAACAGCTACTTTTATATCTTTTTCGAGTGTAAGTTTCATAGATCAATTTCTCCTCTCATAAACTTTTTCAGATCGTGTTTTGTTTTTGTCCGATGATCATAAACTTCATTTCTTACAAAGTTATATGTACGAACTACTTTCTGGTTTTTAATTAATTCACGTCTGCGTTCATTTTTTGCCTCTTGAATTTTTTGCTCTTGTAGTTTCTCTACTTTCGCTTTAATTCTTTCTTTAGCAAGTTCAAGATTCTGAATTTTACTACGAGTTTCTTGACACTTCTCTTGTAAACCAGTTGGAATATGAGTTATAATAACACAAGTTTCCACCTTGTTTTTATGTTGTCCCCCTGGGCCTGATCCCCGAGTGATTCTAATATCTAAATCTTTGTCTTCCATATATCTTATTTATTAAAATAATTCTGTACTATCAAATGGTATAATTAACTTAGGACTTATATAATAATATCCTATTTTGTAATCTGCATAATTTACAGTTCTGCACTGCCAGTAAATTTTTTCTTCTCTTCCAATTGGAACCAACCAGTAGTAATAAAAGGGCTCGTCAGAAACGGCTTCCGGAAGTGATTGTTTAAATTTTGATCTAAGTTCTACAACTATTTGATCTTTAGTTAACTCTATATAATCTCCTCGCCCTCCGTGAACCACTCTTTCGTAGCCCTTAGCAAAAAGAACACCATCCTTAAAGTATAGATTTCGATTCATTTACCATACATATGATTGCTGGATATTTACAAAGTTCATTTTCATCTCCATCATGCCATCTGTCTTTAAAATCTTTAATATTTAAAGACCTTATCTTTCCATAATTTGGATCCATGAATTTTACTTTTTTATCATCAACTTTTAAAACAATTACATAATGTCCAAATTCGATTATGTTTTTCCAATCAACATTTCTTTTTTTCTTGTGTTGTATACTGACTATTACGGGCCAATTATTTGTATCAATTCTTAATTTTGAAATATTACTAGTTTCTGAAACAACATTAATTCCAAAACTTCTAAGTATTTTCATTACTTGTTCTCCAGAAACCCCATCATTAGGGCCTATTGGAGGATGAATGAAGCGATATAAATCTCTGTAAGTAATATCTATTCCAGCATATCTAAGTATACACCAAATGACACATACTGAACAATCATGTCTGTTCATTTGTTGTCTGATTGGAAATTCTTTAAAATCCATATCAAATTATTTGGTGGAAGATGAGGGATTCGAACCCACGACCCCTTGCTTGTAAGGCAAGTGCTCTGAACCAACTGAGCTAATCTTCCGAAAGGATTTCATGCCCGCACTTTGATAATAGCCGTCAAATCAGGGAACATACCTCCCCCGGCAATCGGCATCCAGTGAGCGGAAAACGAGACTCGAACTCGCGACATCAACCTTGGCAAGGTTGCACTCTACCAACTGAGCTATTTCCGCATTTTTTCTGATGAGTTAAATGGTACCCATTACATTTATTACATTTATAAACTGATATAAATTTGAATCCTTTATCAAAATTTATTCTATCAGCTTCTTGTTGTGCTACTTCTTCAGAGAAAAATTTTCTCTTCCCAGAACAACTTGTTATTCCCATAATACTCTAATCATTGTGACCCCGGTGAGACTCGAACTCACGACTCCCACATTAAAAGTGTGGTACTCTACCAACTGAGTTACGAGGTCATGATTTTTGCTTTTCGTTTTTTATATGTTTTATGAGGTTTTCTCATTTTTTGTTTTGTTTCTTCTGTATGATGTTTTCCATAAAAAGGATTTTTTTCACCTGATAGTGCTTTACTTAGTGATTGTTTGTATTTTTTTCTATATTCTGGATCTGTTTTTAATTTATCAAGATGATATTGTCTTCTAATAGGTAACACAGCAAGGGCTCCTGCAATAGAACATTTTTTCTGGTGTTCTTTATTCCAAAATTTTCCTCCTCCTTCACCCCCGCATTTTAAATTCATACAATTAACATCCTTAATTAATTCTTCATTAACAACTTCCTTTTCTCTTAATTTCAAAGAACTTCTATCGGGAAGGTTTTCTAAAATTTCAAACTTATGATTTTCAATTCCGTATTTCTTAATAGAATATCTTAATCTTGTTCCACTTCCTAAATATCCATCATTTAAATCATTTGTTGAGTGCATTCCAATATAATATCGATTTGTCACTAAACAAGTTGTTTTGTAAAGAACATGATACACTTTTGGTTTCCTTGGCATGATACATTTTTATTTATATATCATAGCCAAGGAACAAAAAGTGAGTGTGGCGAGAGCTGGATTTGAACCAACGATCTTCAAGTTATGAGCTTGACGTTTTTCCGATGAAACTCTCATAATTACTACACCGAAATGAGAAAGCTAATAAGAGCCTTTTTCTAAACTTTCTCGCCATTTGTAGCGGGGAAGGGGTTCGAACCCTCGACCTTGAGGTTATGGGCCTCACGAGCTACCGCTGCTCTACCCCGCAGTTTTAAAATATGATATAATGTTACAACATCATCATCTTCAGAAATATCTTCTTGTATTCTTTTTGCAGACTGCAAACCAACTTGGCATGCTTGTAAATCTATTTCTAAATATTTTACACGTTTCTCAGTTCGCTTTATAAAATTCTGCATTGCTTGATACTTTGTTGGAAATGCAAATCTTCGCAATCCATCTTTTGAAACCCATTTCTTATCACTTCCCCAATACAAACTAATCCAATATCCTTTATTTGTTTCCTTTTTAACATCATACGATTGTAACTCAACGTGTGGAATTGCACCATGTCTTGAAGATGTAACACTGTATCGATAAAGTTTCATAATGCTATTTTATTGTTTTTAGCAAATTCTTCAATGTTCTTTTTCAAACTATAGAGCATTTGGCTCTTGGATAACTTACTTCTTGTTTTGAAATTCATTTCCTGTTCGATACTTGAATAAATTGAACGAACAAACTCAATCAATTCTGTTTGTTTATTGTAATTCATTTCAAATGTAAGATCAATCAATCTTGATTTCAAATCTTCATTCTCTTCTTTTAATCTTTCGATAATCTCTAATAATTCATCCATCGTTTGAAATTTGGCGGGGAGTAAGGGGATCGAACCCATGACCTGCGGATTAACAGTCCGTCGCTCTACCTGCTGAGCTAACTCCCCGTAATCTGAGAAAGTTGAAAAGAGTTTAATTACTAAGCAATGCGCTCGGTATTGGATTCGAACCAATGTTTACCACGATGAAACTCTATTCTTACTACAGATTCTATGGCAGTGCGTACGAGACTCGAACTCGCGACCCTCAGAGTGACAGTCTGATATTCTAACCAACTGAACTAACGCACTATTTGTGGACGATATGGGGATCGAACCCATGATAACCAACTGGGTGGGGCCGGCAACCAACCACCACGTATCGCCCTTGGAGCCGGCACTGTGATAAAACAGTGTATCATCCGGCATTTGTGCCTCCGAAGGGACTCGAACCCTTAACCTTCTCCTTAAGAGGGAGTAGCGCTACGCAATTGCGCCACGAAGGCGTTAATTTTCTATGAAACCCGTCGTCACGGTTACTATGAAAATTTAACAGTCTGTCTGTAGTGGACCGTAAGGGAGTCGAACCCTTGGCCTCCTGCTTGCAAGGCAGGCGCTCTAGCCATCTGAGCTAACAGCCCGTGGTGCGTATAGAGGTTCTCGATGCCCCAGACTAACCAAGTTATTCGTTAGATTATACGCGTTTCTCTTTTTCGAAAATATCTTGTTCTATTATTACCGCATCAAAAAAATCCTTTAATTGATCCTGATTTCTCGTAACTTTGTTTTCCCCAATTCGCCGTCTTGTTTCGAAATACGGACCAAAATTAATTTTTTTAGATTTAATAACAGGTCTTTTAATTAATTCTTGAAAAAATTTAAAAGCTTTTTCCATTTTTTAATTCTTTTAAGGTTATACCGAATCTCTGGTATCGAGGGTCTGTTCCGACTATAATATTCAAATTTAGATTATTAGTTTTAACTGCATCGTTCATTTTCCATTCCATTTCTTCAGTAACCCACCCTTTGTATTCAATGTATTTGTTTCCATTTACTACAAAATCAGGATAATATTTTCTTTGTTTTCCATTTCGCATTAAATAAGGAAAGCCTTTTCTGTTTCTATCCCAATTTAATTTTTTCTCATCAAGTATTTTTGCTACTTCTATTTCTTCTGTGTTAAGAAACATTTTAAAACCTAGCCAATTTGTGTATGGAATTTGTTTTGATTTACCTCCACCAGGTCTTAATCCCCCCGATCCTTGTTTTCTTTCTATCCCTTTTTTCTTATTTTTTCCTAACTGAGAATAATGACTTCCACAAGAAGAAGAACAATATCTTTTTTTATTTGAAGTTTCAAACGTTTTTCCACATGGGCAAGTTTTTATTTCCAGAAAATTCTTCTTTAGTTTTTTACTTACCTTTTGGTTAATTTCCTTTCTTTTTGTTTTTGTACTAAAACCTCTAGCACATTTAGATGAACAAAATCTTCCAGAACCATAAGTTCCATCATGTTTATTTCCGCAATTTTCGCAATTCATAGAGGATATTTTTATATTATATATCCATTTGAACTAAAAGTTTTGGATTTGATTAGCAGGGGTACCAGGACTCGAACCCAGATCATTTCTTTTGGAGAGAAACATGCTAACCATTACACCATACCCCTGTTTAACCGAGAAAACCAGAAAGAGCCTTTTTAGTAAAAAGCTGGAGTCGAACCAGCGACCTTATTGTTAGAAGCAATACACTCTATCTATTGAGTTATTTTCACGATGAAACTCTGTTCTATCACTACGGTTAGCGGTCCCAAAGGGGTTCGAACCCTCCTGTCGATTATTAGTCGTTCCGGCGTGACAGGCCGGCAGCCACACCTAGCAGCTCCTGAGACCATTAATTACTGAGAAAATTTGGAGGGTAACAGGCGGATTTGAACCGCAACCATTGTTTAAGAGACAATTGCTAAACCATTTAGCACGAAGTAACCCATTCCAGTCACTACAGTAATTGGAGCGGGTGATGAGAATCGAACTCACGTCAGAAGCTTGGAAGGCTCCTGCACTACCACTGTGCTACACCCGCGAAAGAAAGCAATATGTCAAAGAACTTAAAATAAAAACGGGAACCTTTTTGGAGTTCCCGTTGATTTATTCTTAATTGTTGTTTTTCACCAATCAATTATATCCTCAACGGGACGCATAACTCCTCTACGACCTTTGTTATCATCATTGGCCACCCAATTCGCTACGACTATATTTAAGCCTTGTTTCTGCATCTGTTGATTTTTTCTATATATTATGAACTCGTTTAAAAAAGTTTTAAGTTATTGCAATTTTTTTCAATAAATATGTTGCAATTATAATACATATTCGTGAAATAAAAAAATTTTTGAGCACTTTTTTTCAAAAAAAATGGAGACCTTTTGATCTCCATTTGATATTTGATAACTTAAATTATTAATTTTTAAACAGATAATCTACTTCGACTGGAGTTATAGCGTCGTTGTAAATTTTTATCTTACTTATGATGCCATTGTACTCGTAGTTGGTATTACTTTCATGACCGCCAAAATAAATTTTATTGATATTCAAACTTATTGAAGATGAAACTTCATTAATTAGAACATTATCAATATACATTTTTATTTTAAAACCATCGAATATAACCACGATATGATGTAATCCTGACCATACAGTTCTACTATTTAAAGTAATCTTATCGGTAGTTAATGGATTAGCTTTAATTCTACCATATTCGATTTTGGCTTTGATAGGATCATCTGGGTCGGTATTTTGATAATCAGTATTATTAATTTCTATCCAAGTAGTAGCTTCATTGCTAGGATTAGATGTATGATCGGATGACAATAATCTAGCAGATGTCCAAGTTGGATTGTTTTTATTCAATGTAGAAGTGGGTGTGTTATACCAAAATGATATGGAAAATTTATTAGTACCGTTAATTGTATTTACATAGGCTGAAACTTCAGTTGAAATAGTTTCTTTATTATAACTGGCCAACGTAAAATCAATTAAATTTTTAACGTAAGTCGGTTCTTTTATTACACAAGAATTAAGTATTTTAACACATCCTGTAACGGCATCTTTAAGATACACATCATATTTTCCTGGCACTAGGTTATTAAAATATCCTGAAGTTTTCCAAGTTGTTCCGCCATTAATACTATATTCATAAACGCCTGACCCCCCACTTGCTGATAATATGTTTATAATACCATTATTATCGCCTACATTCGTTATTATTGAAGATGTAACTACAGCATTAAGAACTTGTGGTTGTGTGATATTAATACTGCCAAGAATTAATTGACAATAAGTTGGTGGATTTTCATTAGGAAAAACTATATCTTGACATCCGCTAATGCATGTATAATTCGGAATAGAGGCGTCTCGAATCCATACATTATAAGTATTTGGAGTAAGATTATAAAATTGTGTTGTTGATGACCAATTAGTTCCTCCATCAATAGAATATTGATACGTCCCGTACCCACCTGTTGGAGAAGAAATTATAATTGTTCCGTCATTCGCGCCAAAGCAAGTGATATTCGTTGAAGTAATAATGGCATTAACAATATTTGGTTCAATAATTGATATATTTTCATTGAAAACTATATTAGAACTGCCGTCTTTTACTTTAATGTTATAAATACCAGGTGCAAGATTATTAAAAGTATTTAATTGACCCCAATTTCCTCCATTAATCGAATATTGAAACGATTCAACAGGATAGATATGTATGATACCATTATTAGAACCTTTGCAAGTTATATCCTTTTTTATAACGGTTACTTTGGGTGTTTCAGGTGGTTCTGTAATAGTAACATTATTAGATAAAACTTGTTGTTTACTGTCTGTTACGGTAATAGTATATATGCCGCTTACAAGATTACAAAACTCATTGGATGATTGATTAGAACTTCCAATTTTATAAGAGTAAGGAGGTACCCCGGAAGTTACATTTATAACTATTTTTCCATCGCTTCCTCCAAAAATAGAAACATTTGTTATACTAACAGTAAATTCAAGGGGCAGGGTGGGGGTATCTTCTATTTTCTCGCACGAAAAGAGAAAAATGATACCAATCATAAATAAAAATGTCAATTTTTTCATCGTGTGTGTCATTTAAGTTAATATTTACATAGCAAATATAATACTTTTCTATGACAGTAAAAAATTTTTTAACAATTTTTAACACTTTTATTCTTCTTTTATCCATGCGGCATCAATATTCATTTCCTTTTTTAACTTTGCAATGTATTTCCATGGATCCGTAATGTTTTCATGTTCGATAACTTTTCCATCTTTTGTTCGTACGCAGACAGTAAATTTATCAGTTAAAAAAGATTTAGATGAAAATCCTCCGCGAATATTGAAATCTTTAAAAAAATCTTTATTACCCATTTTTATTTTATTATAAAAAAATAAAGGGACAAAGTTTTAATTTTGCCCCTTTTAAATCTTCCGAGAATGCCAGTAGGTGCGTTTTTAATGGTTGTCTCCATTGATCTCCATACTTTTGAAATCCGTTAGTACGCAAATAGGCGCCTAAACACCGAGAACATATAGTTCGTCGAACCATGCAGGAAATTCCAAAAGTATTTTAGGAAATCTTCGTTTACATAGAATTGATTTGATTTTTGTGGCACGGGGCCACGGCTTTCTTATTTACGAAGTATCACCTAACTTTACTACGGTATAAAAATCTTTTTTCTGAGAAAAATTGTATTTGCGTGTTTTTCGGAGTTCCTATCTCCCGAAATTTTAAGTTTTTCAAAACTCCTTAGGTACAGAATTTATGTGTTCGTTCTGCCAGCCATCCTAAGTTCCTGCCTTATTGAGTATTTGCCGAAAACAAGCCCTAATAAAATTCTGACTTAACTTAGCACAAATACTCTCATGCCCTTAGCGGGGTTTTCAGATAGAATTGATCATAAGTAATTGTTTAATTTATTACGAAGTACCGCAATTACTAACTACAGAAAAATCAAAGAACCTTTACATATTATATATGAAGATTTTGAAAAGTTTTAAAATATAGTTATTGCAGAAAAAATTATCTTGCATCTATTACTTGGCGAACTAAATCGACTAAATAATCTTCTATTTCTGAATCTGAAAACTTTTCATCTGATAATTCCATATGAATCATTCTTGCAAAAGATTTAAACTGTTTCTTTAAATATGGAGGGCAAGAATCGTCTGTATTAATGAAACTTAAATCAGGATTATAAATTTCATTCAAAACAGGATAAAATTTTTCGTTTTTTTCTTCCATAATTATTTGATCCAATGGAACAAAGTTAGTATTTTCTCGAGCCATCCACCAAGAACCATCTTGCCATATGTAATTATATTCCTGAAAATATTGGCGCATATCTAGATTGGCCAATGCATGAAAAATTTGAAGATCCTCTCCTCTCCAAATATGATATGATTGTCGTCTTGTTTCTTCAACTGTTTCAGCTAAAGAGGAAATTCCTCCGAGAGATATTAATTCTCGAACTATCTCTTCATCATTATAATTATGCATTAAAATTGTCCCAACATAGTCGGGATAACCATCGTGATGGCAGTAAATTCCGTCACGAGAGTCGTCTTGATTTTTGATCCAGATAGTACTGCGAGTTGTCATTGAACTTTTTTATTATATATTCTTTTCTTATAACGATGTTTGCGTTCTTGTTTTAATAATAAACATTTTAAGTTTCTTACAGTATCTACGCCAACAGCCATAGGAATTAACCCTCCAATAAAAATGGCTCCAGTAGCAGCCACAGTTATTCCCAATGGTATAGTTATAGGTTTTAAATATATTTTATTAGTATTAAAGGCAGATAAATCGACAATCTCGCCATTAATCAGATAATTCGTATATTTCATTTGAAACAAACAACAGTAACATCAAGGTCTTTTAATTCTCTCTCAATGATTTTGGCAATCACATTCCAATCACCACCGGCTAATCCTGCCCCAATTTTTGGAAGTCCTATTTTCTTTCCTTTATAATTATGATTTATTTTTCTCATACATAAAGTTAATGCTTCATAATCAATAGGTTTTTCACTACCATCAATATGATTTTTTCCATAATGATATTGCGTGTAGCAATTAATCACTTTTAATTTTCCCCACGTATTGTGATTACTAACAAATGATTCTGAGTAGTTGCCAAGTTTGTTTATATCTCCACTTATTGTTCTTTTATCAGCATTATACGCATCTTCAAATTCCTCTTTTATTCTTTTGGCAATGCCAGCGCCCATTGTGTTAAAACAATTACATCCATGAGCAATTAAATCAAATTTATCTTGCTTTGCTAATTCTATTAAATCTCCATCAACATATTTCATGATTACATATTTTCGTGATTGTATAAATCGATAGACAAATACACATCTTCGCAATTTTCTTTTGTACAACCTTCAGAACTTCCATACAAAATTTCAAAGTCACAAGGATGACTATCAACAACTATTTGAACATTTGCATCCAAATTATACTGCTGTAATAATTCAATAAGATTTTTTAATTTCATATACAATATTTTTCAGCACCCATTTTTAGAATTTCAATAGCATGCAAATGCAGGCTTAATTTTAGCATGTTATCCAAACTATTGACAATATAAACATTGGGATAATCCAATTTTTTTAGATGAGCCATTACAAGGGCTCTTGTTCGAATACTATCTTTTCTTGATAATTCGTTGTCCCTAGTCCATACTTCAACTTGAGGAACAGGAACATCTGGGTCAATCATTACTATAACATTACGTCTCTGATTTAGTTTAATGGCCTGAAGAATAGAAAATCCTGTTTCGGCTAAACTTCCAAATCCAAAAGTTTCGTTAGTAACAGGGAAGAGTATGATATCGTCATTAACTAAATGTTCTGCTTCAATAGCTGCATCCTCTGGTTTCCAATCATCTTTTTGAGGATTAAAATATCGTATTTTCTGTTTATCATATTCTTCCATGAACTTATTTCTCCATGTAGAATTTCCACATGTTCCAAATAAACCAATCGTTAATGTTCTCATTTATTTAGTTTGTTAAATACTTCTATTGCATCAAAAAAACAATCTCCGTTTAATAGAAATATATTCTTTGGCTTTGTTGCTTTCGCCGTGCCTTGAACAATTCCATTTACTACATAGTTAACAAAAACCCAATTATTGTTTGCAGATTTAATTATTCCATATTCACAGTCAGGATGTTTAAAATTAGGTTTGTCATTTACAAATGCATGATCAGGAACGTAAATTACACTGTCTCCAGGTCCTGCTGATTCGCCCCATTCACTCATTACATGTTGTCATTTAGCCATTTAACTACTGGAACGACAAACCCTGTGACAATTAAAAGGGCCCCAATGATTATCATAAATGTTCCAGTTATCTTAAAAGTAATATGCTGAAGGGCATCTCCAAGAAAAATAACTATAAGACCCATAACACAAAAGGTAATTATGAATCTTATAATATCTCCCATTTTGGCAAAATCATAATCAAATGACAGCCAACTTGGCTTTTCATTTAAAATGTCACTTACCGATTTTTCTTCTCCTGGGGTAGAAACGTTTTTTTCAAAGGGCTTCTTATCCCAAAAACTCTGTTTTTTGTTTGTCTGTTCCATGTTATTTGTTTTAAATTACTGATCTACCTTTTTGATTTTCCCATTCTCGATTTTTTCTTATTTTGTTATTCTTTTTAAGAACAGCATCGAGTAGAGTTGTATCAACATCATTTTGATTGGCTAAATATTTTATTGCATTAGTATCTTTTGGAAAACAATGACCACCAAACCCAAAATCTCCATCTGGCCCAGGAACTTTCCAATGTGATTCACCTAATCTAGTATCAAGCTTAGCTGCTTTATAAACTCTTTCATAATCAATACCAAGCCCTTCACAAATTTGATACATCTCATTAGCAAAAATAACCTTTGTTGATAAAAATGTGTTTGTGACATATTTAACCATTTCTGCTTCCTGTGATGTCATTTTTACAATAGGAATAAATGGAAATGATTTTTTATAAATATCAGAAACTACATTTAGTGCATCATCGCTATCTCCACCTAAAACAATGCGATTCTGATTTTTAAAATCATTAACGGCATTTGCTTCTGTTAGGAACTCTGGATTAAATACAAAGAAGAATGATGGATATTTATCCTGCAACATTTTAGTGGTTCCAGGAGGAATGGTTGTTTTTAAAATAAGGATTTTATCCTTAAAATAATCATCATCAGAAACTAATTGTGATATATCTTCTACAACTTCTTCTAACAAACCAGTATAGCACTTTCCATCTTTTTGCATAGGTGTTGGAATGCAAATAAAAATTACATTTGTTTGCTTAACCAATTCTTCAAGTGATTTACACATTGATAATCTCGGTTGAATGTCAAATGTTAACAAATTGGGATAATCTTTAATCATTCCTTCTTTTATTGAATTGCCAACAAATCCTTGTCCAACAATTCCTATTCTTTTTTCGCTTAGCATAATTGATTGTATTTTTTCATATTATATGCTAAACATTGTCAAGCGTTTTACAAAAGTACAAAATTTCCTGTAATTTTGTCAATTTTTTCTGGTGAATCAGGTCCTATTGCTGCAGCAGTAATTGTAACTTGCCCGCCGAATTCAGTTAATCCTGCATCTTCGATTAATGAACATGGAATTCCTTGCTTTTTAGCTTCGTTATAGGCCGTAATCATGTCATTTAAATTTTCGGCACCCACAACTATTTTTTTAAATATTCCATTTAACCACTTATCGAGAGGAGAATCGACAACAATTGTTAATTTGTTTTCTTTTATAAAATCCTTATGATCTCCTGAAAACCAAACTCCCGATTGTTGCATCATATCAGCTATGACTTTCATCGAAGCGTGCGCTCCCTGTGCAATCATTTTTCCTTTTCTCATATTCAGGTCTTTACGAATTATAATGACCTGTTTTGGTGAATCTTGCTTATACATGATTTTTTAAATATCCTTCTACAATAAAATATTCGTTGCTACAAGTTCCATCTGTAAAATAATTCAATGAATTACAAGAGGTTTCAACTGTTCTCCAAAAATTAATTTCTTTGCCATTTAAAAAATATTTTTGGGCTAAATAATAATTTCCGGCCTGTTGATGTGTTTGGGCAAATTTTTGATAAAATTCTTCAAACATATCAATATCCTTTTGCAGCAAATCCAATCTAGTATCTGTGGAAATTCTTCTAACTTGAATATATTTTACGTTTGGAAATGAAGATGCAAAGTTTATTAAATCATCAAACTCATCAATATTGTAGCGATTTAAAACGATTGATATTCGTACATTTTCACCACTAGCAGGAATTATCTTATCCCAGTGTGGGAGATAATTTTTTCCCATGATTATTTTATTCTTTTCACGATTTAATGTATGAATAGAATATCCAATTTCTCCATCCATTTTATGGATGCAATCCATTTTAGTTTCGGCTAAATATCCATTAGTTCTAACGCCAACAATAAAGCCTTTATCTTGCAAATAGTCAATTATTTCACTGAGATAACGATATTGTAATCCGTCAGCTGTTTGACCAGTTAAATAAAGTTTTGTTACAGATTCTTTTTTGCATTGCTGCAAAAAATATTCAAAATTTTTCCATTTAGAAAAATGAATATTTAATTGATTTTTCCCTGCTAATTCCTGGAGTATATCTTTTCCTAAACAGAAATAGCAATCTGCATTACAATTACCAAGTAAATTAATATTGGCAAATGTATATTTTTCTCTTTTTCGATTTTTAACGATCTCAATCATCCGAATACTATTTCGTTAAATAATGCATATTGAATTATACAATCAGCATCAGTAGCGTCATGTCCTTCTACCATGTCCTCTGGATTTGCACCTCGTTCCTCACAATGTTTTTTAAATCCTTTCACAAATTTTTTCTTATCCAAAATCCACTTTTCTTCCGGATCCTCGACATCAGTTAATAATAATTGACCACCAACGCTGATAACATCAGAGGCGTATTTAACTTCATCTATGTACTTTTTGGGAACAGATAAAATATGAGCTGCTCCACACCAGTAGTTGATGGCCCCTTCCAATGCAGTGACCATGATATCGTCAATGTCCTGATTGGTTAATTCGTAAGAGTGATTAATTGTCACTTTCATGTTCTTTTATTTTTTCTATTATTGTTAAGCCTGCAGGAAAAGTACATTGCAAAACACCATTTTGCCAAAAATAATAAACACCATCTATAACTTCAAAAGATGATGCTAAAACGTCATATTGTCTGCTATACATTCCTGGGTAAATTACTAAAACTTCGTATTTTTTCATGGTATTCTTAATATATGTTTACAAACTTCAATTTCTTTTTCATTTCCTGTATGTTTTCCAGGTGCATCAGACAATTTAATTGTATGAATCCATTCATCATTAAATGGTTTAGCAGCAGTCATTTTAATGACCATATTTAGGGGTTTAACCCCTACATCATTGGTAAAATTAGTTCCAATACCAAAAGAACATTTAATGATTCCTCTACAGAAATCTTTTATTTTAACTGCTGCTTCAGTATTTAAACTATCTGAAAATATGATGGTTTTGGATTTAGGGTCTATTCCCTGACTTTCATAATGTGCTATTACTTTCTTTGCAAATTCGATTGGATCGCCCGAATCATGACGAACTCCATCATATAATTTTGAAAACTTTTTCTCGAATTGTCTGAAGAAAACATCAGAGGTAAAAGTATCAGGAAGTGCTATCCCCAGGTCTCCTCTGAATACATTAGACCAAGCTTCCATCGCCATTGTATTGGCCATTTTATAACCATACTTGGCTGCATGAAAACTAAACCATTCATGTGCATGTGTGCCCATTGGAGTAATGTTATATTTATGGGCAAAATGAACATTAGAAGTTCCTACAAAATTTTCTCGATTTCCGAAACAATTCATGAAGTCTTCAATAAGTTCGTCTTGAACATCATATGAAAATCTTCTTCTGGTTCCAAAATCAGCGAAATGCATTCCTTTCATTTGAAAGGTATTAGCTTTCTTTTTATTGTTTTGTTCTCTATCCACTCGACCCCATGGTTTCTGTCCTGTCATTTTAAAATATAGTTCAGAAATAATAGCCATCAGTGGAACTTCCCAAAGAATTGTACGATACCAATATCCTTCGATACTTATTTCAAGATTTCCTCCAGTTTGAATGATTCCAATTTCTGAAGAATCAAATCTGTAACCCTGAAGAAAATCCAAATATACTGGGTCCAAAAAATAACACTTCTTGGATAAAAATTCTTTTTCGTCGTTTGAAAGAAAAAGACTTTCCATTTCTTTGATTTCCCTTCTTATAGCTCCAGCAAATCCTAATGGAAATTCTGTTTTTCCCCTATTTATAAAGGAATATTGAACCTTCGCTCTAGGATATAATTTTACAACAGCTTGCTGCATTGTAAGCTTGTAAAGGTCTGTGTCGAGAATACTTTTTATAATCATTTGAATTCAATATAAAAACGTGTATATAATAAAAATCCTTCTTGTACTTTTAAATCAAATTTTATTTCGTAGCTAATGGGTTTATTATGTTCACTGAGATAGTCCCATAACATTTTGTGAAGCCGTTGAAGTTCATAATCTGCACCAGGTAAATCTCCTTCGATATACATTTCATGACCACAAGAACAAGTAGTATTAAAACCATTATTTCGTAATAGCTTTACTATCTCTCGTACAGGCTCTTCTATTTGATCATACCATTCCATTATCAACTGTCATTTTTTAGCTTTTTTAGCTTTTTTGACACGTTTAGGAAGAACTTCTTTGTACCCTCTTGTTACAGGCTCAATAATTCCGGCAAGGAGGTCAAATAATTCTTTGTCTGAATGTTTTTTTGGTGTTTCCATGTTTAGAATATTAAGCTTCCTTCATCATCCCACCGCGCATAAAGTTTTCCATTTTCACGAAGGATGACATATTTTAATGCTTCGTCATTTTGTTTGGACATACAATCAGCATCGATAACCGTACTCATTCCGTTTATTGAATATACCGATGCGCCAAATGGTAATTTATAAAGTAATGTTCCGTTGGCTGGTCTTCCGGGTTTGGGCAATTTAAATCCGCCAACGTTAGTAATTTCCATTGGAATTCCTTGAATGTAATATTTTATCTCATCCAATAATTTTTCACAGGAATTTTGTTTAACCCATTGTGTTTGTTCAGAATTGTCATCAGCAAAATACAATTTTCGGAATGTTACTTGGTCAGCGCCAAGATGTTTGCATCTGTTTATCAAATCTTTGGGAGTGCAATCATCATAATATTTAGTCATATTTAATGACAAGCGAAGATTAAATCCTTCGTATTTTATTCGCTGACATAGTTCCTTAAGATCAAATCGTAAGGATGGGGGCATACCAATTATTTCTGTATTGAAATTATCATAAACATCAGATACAGATAATGAAATAGTATTTACACCCAAATCTCTAAGATGTTGAATATTATCTGCTGCAGTCAATAAAACACCTGATGTTTGAAATTCGACATTCGGAAACGGATGATCAAGTTCCTTAAAAATATCCGTCAGCGCATATAAAAAAGGTTTATTTTGCAAGGCTTCTCCTGTCCCAGTAATGATACAGGTATTTATCCCATTCATTACGGCCCATTTGATTCTTTTTTGGATTTGAAATTTATTGAAATTACTTTCGTAATCGTTGGTGTGCATTCTGGATACGCAAAATTTACATTGATTAACGCATCCTTTTGTCGGAACGACAATTGAAATTGATTGAATATTCATAGCAAATAAGTTTAATTACTTTTACCTTGCTAATATAATAAATAAAATTGAGATAAAAAATTATTTTTCAAATTTTTTAAGGAAGTCTTCCATTTCTTTCAAATATGCTACACTAGACCAATCATAAGAAACTTCTGCGGACGGATCATCTAAATCCCCCCATCCTCTCGTATCAGTTATTTTATCTCTATACTCGTAAATTTGACTTTTTAATGACTCAATTGATCGATGACGACGAAGTTCTTCATCTAATTGTTTTTCATATTCTGCTTCTAGTTCTTTTTCAATTTCATCAGCACTTATTTCCTCATCTTCTTCCTCGTCTTCACCCTCATCATCATTTGGGTCCTCATCTTGTCTGACAATCTGTATTTTAGGAACTTCAATTTTCTTTGTACGATTAATCAGTTCTTTCAGAAAATCCTTTTCTTCTTGTGTTCTTTCAGAATTTTTCTTTTTAAGGATTTCTCTAACTCTTTTTCTTTTATTTTTTGGAACTTTAAATGCTTCTAAAAAACTTTCTATATGGCCTTTTATTTCATCATCTTCTTCGTTTTCTTCATCTTCCATACATCGTTCATCTCGAACTTCATACCAGGGGTTTTCTACATTATTGTATTCACGAAGCATTTCTTCTAGAGTTTTTTGCTTGTGTTCTTCTTCCTCTTCTTCCTCGTACTCTTCTTCCTCGCAATCTTCACAACACTCTTCTTCTTCATATGGATCAGGCTCCATTTTGGCTACTTTTTCAACCCACCAATCTGGAGAATTACCAATTAAACCGCCTTCATAATCCCATTTAATAAGAGCCATTATTTTCTTCTTTTGTCTATTAACTTTTGTAAGCGTTCAGCTTCTTGATAATCTTCATTTTCGATAGCATCTTTTTTCTGTTTTTCTAATTCTTTTACAGAATATTCTTCTCCTTCGTCATCAAGCCCTAAAGTTGTTGGGTCGACATAATAATCCCATCCTTCTTCGAAAATTTCCAATTCAAGATGCATTAATGCAGATTCGCCAGAACCTCCACTCAACATACTAAAAAACGACATCATTTCTTTTGCTTGTTCAGATATAATACGTTTTAAGTAGATACATCCATTTGCTATTCCAACATATATAAAAGGAGTTCCAATGAAATTACGATCAACAAATTCTTCTTCACCCATTTTTACAATAGGTTTAGAAGGTTTTATTCTCGTAATTTTATCTCCTTTTTTGAATTCGTAAATGCTTTTAGGTGTCTGTTTCATACCCTTATTATTATTTTAAACACTTTTGTTTCTTTTTCACTTGATACAAACCACATAGTCTCAGGAGCTTTTTTCTGAACATATATCATTAAATCAATAGTTCCTCTTTCTAATATGTGTTTTTCTACTTTAACATTTACTTCACACTTATCTGCAACCTCATTGATTTTATATTCAATTTTTTTAATGACTACATCGATAAACTCAAATGAACTATCATTAATTATATCAGATATCTCATGAAGAACTAAAACTCCAAATTTCTTAGTTGATGATAATTTATTTAAATCTTCGTCGATTTCTTTTTTACTCTTTGGTACTAATATGGAATTACATGAGTTCATACATATCCATTTCCCAACTTTCAATAAATTTTACTCCGGCTTCCTGAAATTTTTTCAAAGTATCATTTATGTCACTGTTTATTGGTCGAGTTCCATCTTCAATAACTACTGTGTCAAACCCCTCCATCGCTGCGTCAATAGCTGTATCAGCAACACAAAAATCCAATGCAAGACCAACAACATAAACTCTTTCAATATTTCGTTCATTCAAGAATTCTGCTAACTCAGTTCCTCCAAATCCGCTATAAGGATGGAAATCTTTTTCGGTTCCCTTTTTAAAGAAATAAAAATCCTTTTTGCATTTACTAATGTCAATATCCTTGTGTAATTCAGCTCCTGGGGTTTCGGCCACACAATGATCAGGCCACAAAATATCTTCGTTACCATCTGGATTTGTATACTTATCAAATGGACTTAATCCTTCATGTTGAGAAGCGAATGCTTTCATTTCTGGATTATGCCAATCCATAGTAAATATAACCAAATCAAATTCTGGCAAAAGTTTATTAATTAGAGGAATTATTTCATCACCTTCTGGAACTGCTAACGAACCTCCTGGACAGAAGTCGTTTTGAACGTCAACGACTATAAGTGCTTTTTTCATAATATTTTTTAGTATTATACAAATTAAGACTGAGGAAGTTTTTTAAATAGATCAAATCGCGAGATATTATGCGGATTATCTCGTTTAAATCGTGTTTTTAAATGACGAATTATAACAGGACTATTAAAATCTACATATTCCATAATGTCATCTCCATGAGTGGCATATTCCATTTCATAGTTCTGTAATATTTCATCAACTTTTTTATATCCTTCTCTTGACGATCCTGTCCAACCCGGCATCAGCTGATCCAAATCTGTATTTGTAATTCCAAGACCATCGGTAGCATTACAATCAATACAACTTTGAATAGCTTCTTTTTGCTCTTCATTCCAGTTTTCGTTGTTGACCATCCACTCGGCCAAATCATAAACTTCTGATTTCCACAGTCTCTGTATCATACCATAGTCCCCGACATCTCCATGAAGAGTCCAGAACCCTAGGAGATACTCCGTTAGATTGTCTGTAGACAACACCATTCCATGATGAAGTTGCGCTAAATCATACAGATAAATCATTCTGAGACGGGCCTTTATATTTCCTTGCCTGAATTTCCTGGTGGTTTCTTCATCTGCTATATCCCAACCCTCTGGATCTAAATGAGACCAAATACTTTGAAAATCATCATCCATCAAATAATTTTCGTCAAAATCATGACAAAAATTAGTTCCAATTTCAAATGCCCTGTTTTTTTCGTCTTCCTTGTTTCCGGATATTGGTATACTTCTTCCAATTAATTTAATGCCTGCCGCATCACAAACCGGTTTTGCTAATGCTGCACAAAGCGCACTATCCATTCCACCAGAAACTCCAAGAACAAGCGCTTTAATATCATGTACCTGTATATATTTTTTTAATTGCTCTCGTATTTTTGAGACTACTAGTTCGTAATTCATGATTCTTGTTTTTTAAGCCATTTGTTTAATATCGGGT